TGAACTTGTGGGTATAGACCACTTTCGGGTAGACCGTGGACACGGCTACCATCCCAGGAGGCAGGTATCCGAACTCAAACTCATCCATCTCCTTGATGATGGCCTCGACTTTGGGGATGTCATCAGCAGATTCGCAGTAAATTCTCCCGTATCCCTTGTGTGTCAGTGTGTTCATTTGCGTTCCTCTATGTCGGAGCGGCGCTTCATCTCGGAAGGCTCCACGCGAGTTTCGTCAGCCACCACCACAGCCGCAGCTTCCGCCTGAAGTGGCTTAACTCTATCAGCCAAGAGCGCGGTACGATGACGCGGCAATAGAAGGTGTCCTGTACTATGTTTCTGTCCCACTGGATCATCGGTTCAACCATTGTCTTTCCCCTCTGATCTAGATCGGCTAATCATGCGGTGTAGAGCCAGAATAAGGAAGGTCTGGTTGATCTGCTCTATCGCCGTGAAGCACGCGGTCAATCTCTCCGCGCCAGTACGGGCCGTCTGCGGTGGTGTCCATCATGTCCCACTGACGCAGGCGCTCTAGAAGGTGAAGGGCTTCGCCCTCAGCTTCAGACGGCGCATCTGATAATGTCTCAGCGAGTGAACGGATGGCTGTTGCTGCTGCGCTCCCAACTTCTCTAGCGTCAAGCGGCAAACCTTGAGCCTTGTTGTGGGCAGCCATTCCAGCGGTCCACGCAGCAACCGCGCATTGCTCTGCAACCTGTTTCGGAGTCATCCTATTTCACCTCTGCTGCTCTCGTTGTGGAACTGTAGACAGCGGCGTGTTCGTTGTCGGCAATCGCTTGGTCAAGCATCTTGTCGAAGTCCTCGTCAAGCGTGTCGCCTAGTAACTCCCACCACCGCTCGGGCAGGACAATTCCAGATTGCACGGACGCTGACCTGATCCACCTATACCGCGCCGCATCACGCTCTGCGGCTTCCAGTTTCTCTCCCATGATTCGCACGGTTTCCTCTAGGGCGTGCTTCCAAGGATGCGTTGCACCATCGGCGTCAGAGGGCGAATCGCAAATGGTTTTCAGCTTTGCCATGAATGGCAGCGAGCATCCAAGAGCCTTGAGCCAACCGTAAGCCATTTTCAGCGTATCGCGTTCTTCTGGTGTCATGCCTGCTCCTTCGTGCTAGTGGAAACTGCGGCGATCACGGCATCACCGCCGTTACCTTAGTGACCTCCCCGGCAGCGTTTCTGGTCGTCAGCATCAATGGCGACGGGCCACGAACTGCGCGAGCGGCGGCTTTGATGTGCTCGGGCAACTTGCCTGTTTCGTCCGGTAGGTGCGTCGTGCAGGAGAGTCCATCGTCCTCCGGCGTCGGTATCGCAAAGGTGGCGAGCATGGCGATGTGGTGCTCGCGGCACGCGGCTACGATTTGGTCCATCAGTGGCGCGATCTTCGCGTCGTAAGCCTGTTCTTTGTTCATTCGCCGTTCCTCTCGATGTTTCCTACTCTCCGTCCGGCGAAGGTACTCAACCAGTACGCTGCGAGGAATGCGGACCTTGACGTGGAGTTTGTTGTGGTCTGCGTCGGCATGAACTTCGATGCTTCCTTTGCTGGCATACCACCAAGCGCCACCTGGAGCATCAGTCCACAGTTTCTTAGGCGTAGCCCAATAGCGGTCGCGTTTCATCCTTGCCCCTTGTCGCTCGCTGTTTTATCTGTCGCGCACAGGCCGCAGTTCTTGCGCCGGTAGCCGTGCGGACACTTGGCAAGATCAGGCACGGAAAGGTCGTAAGCCTTTTGCAGCGCATCGCGGTAGTTCGCCACGGAAGCGGGCTTGGCGCTGTCGTACTGGTAGCAGCACACGGCTAAGTCGTGCAGGGCCTCCATCGCTGGTGTTGCGGACAGCGCCGCTACGTGCAGTGCCTCGAAAGCATCGGCGCGGTCCTTCCAGTACGCGGCCGATAGCGTCTCGCGGTTGGCGACCTCCTGCGCCGCCTCCCTCGCCTCCTCGGCTTGGTCAGCGCGCATGTTCGCTAGGCGCTCGCGCTCGATGGCTCGCGCCAGCACGTTCCGCGCCGAGTCGCGTTCCAAGCGTGTCTGAGCCAACTCTCGCTCAAGCTGGCGGGCGTGTTCCTGCAATTTGTCCCACTTGTGCGGAGTGCAGGCGGTGCCCATGATGGGCGTGTCGCAGACCGCATCCGTCCTCGGCGTGCCTTGCTGCGGCTTCTCTGCGTTCGCCGGGAGGCCGCTTTCCGTGTCGTATAGACCCTCAGGAACGGATGGCTGCGGCTTCTCTGAGGGCGCAGGCGGATACTCACGCGCGTACTGCTCGCGGACTTCATCTTTCGCTTCAGCCACGCACGCCGGGCACGTCCTATCCCAGTGCCGCGCAGGATGGTCGGTGTGTGCTGGCTGCAAGGAGGACGAGGGCGAGGTCATAGTTCACCACCACAATGAGGACAGCGATACTCAATCGTGCGCCAGACCCAACGCCGGCATTTGCCACAGAAACGAACCCAACTCATTTGCTCTCCTCGTTGCCAGACTGCGGAGAGGCCATATCGCCGTCGTCGATTACGAGCCACTGCGCCGGGTCATAGCCGAAGGTGTCGCAGATAATCTCTATTTCACGAAAGCACTCGTTGATCCGTTCGTGCGCCTCGTCGTGTCCACGCGGAGCAATCAAAACCTTCGCCGTGCCGCCTGCCGGTGTCTCCGACTGCGGCCACGGTGAAGTGTTCTCCGGTTTCTTGTCGCCGAGATACTTGGCAACTCCCTCCGGCTCGCTCCGCCGTGTCGCAGGCCGCGGCGCTCCCTGGCGACTTGTCGCAGCTTCCTCCACATTCCAGCCGGTGGCCTTTGCAAAGTGCAGCACGTTTCCGTCCTTGTCGGTAGCGATCCAGCCGGTCACTTCATGGGTCATGGCTTCCCCCTCAGCGTGTCGCGGTAGGCGCGGATGGCTGGCCCGCATTGGATGCAGCCCCCGGCTAGCCGTACAGCCTCGTTCGCCACTTCCCGCGCGCTCGGCTGCGGTGCTTCCGGCAGGGTGGCGGCGAGCCTATCTGGGAATCCAACGCGCTCGGAAACGTCATTGAATTTAGACACCGCAGCGCGACCTAGATCAACGCCGAGCACTTCGGCCAGCAGATCAAGGTACGTGAGCACGTCGGCGATCTCGTCTGCGAGCATTTTGTCCGTCGGCGAGAACTTGTTTCCTGCCAAGCCGTCGCGTTCGCGGTTGCGCATCTTGAGTAACGACGCCAACTCGCCCAGTTCGCCGGTCACAGCAGTCAGCCAATCAGACGGCGACCACGATGCGATCCCGGCAGGATGCCACTTGATGCAACGCTCTACATTGGCGCGACGAAACTCACTGAAGGTTAGGTCCGCCACCGCCCGAGCGTTCGCTGGTAGCGGCGCGGTGGCAGATAGCAGACCGATCAGTTCGTCGATCTCGGTAACGTCGAAAGTCCATTCCTCGGCGTGTGGATATTCGGCCCCTGCGCTACAGCGGTCCTCGACGGTCAGCAACAGTACGCGCGCGTCGTATTCAGCGCCGGGGCCGCGTTCCACCGTGGCCTTCGTCGCCAGCAGGAACTCGATCAGTTCTTTCCGCACTGCCTCATTGGGCGAAGGTTTCATGCTGCCATCTCCATTTGTTGAACTGCGACCTTGCGCTCGGCAAGGCAAATCGTGTCGTTGTGGTCGCTCCCGTGGCACACCAGGAGAAGTTCCTCGATCTCGAACCCGAGCTTGCGCCCCATGCCGGTAGAGTTCCAGCCGAAGGTCAACACGACGCCCTCTGGGCCCAGGACGCGGCAGACCTGTTCCTTCAACCGCTTGTGGAACCAGCCGCGTAGGGCGTCCCATTGCTTCATCTTCAGGCCGATGCCGTCGTAGCACTCCTTGACTTGGCGCGGGCTGTAGGGCGGGTCGATCAGGATGCAGTCCGCCTTCACGCCTTCGTCGGCCAGCTTCGCTAGGAAGTCCACCGCGTCCATGTGGTGCTCGGCGGCAGTAGCGGGGTTGAGGTCGTTGGTGTGCGTGGCCCATCGCTTGTTGCGCGCGAACGGATCGACGCTAACGCCTTGGAGATACCGGCGCACGAACTCACCCATCGGCTTACAGTCGAAGGTGTCGGCGGTGGGCATAGCCCATGCGCGGCTGAACTTCATTTCCCCTCTGGGGTACTGGACGACGGCTTCATACTTTCGACCTCGCTTCGTAGACTGCGGCGCGGGCTTCCTGAGAAGCATTGCGGGCCTGTTCCTTGCGGTACTGCTTCATGTTCTCGATGGTCTGCCGGTAGTGGTCGCCGCTGACGCGCTCCAGGGCAGCGAGGATCTGCTCTGCTTCGTGCAGCGCGATCCCCGTGCTGTCCGGGTACTTGCCGAGGGCGTGCAGGTCGTCCTGCATCTGCTTGTAGGCGCGTTCGATCCTGGCGCGGGCGAGCGTGATCTCGAAGCCGAGGCGCTGCTCGACGGTTAACTTGAGTGCGTTGCTGGCTCTCATCCTTGCCGCCTCGTTGCTAGAGGCTTGCCTGGAGTGGCTACCGCAGGGCTCTCGCTCGAAAGCGTGCCTTTTACAGCGCCCGGGTCAGGCTCGGCCAGTAATCTCTGGCTTACCCTGCCCTGCGGTGCCACGTTGACCATCATGTTTTTTCCTTGCTGCAGTAGCTGTTCGAGGCCATCACGCGAATAACCGTTCTTGGCGCTGCGCCACGTCGATGCGCTCGCAGGCGATGTTGAAGTAGGACGGATCGATTTCCACGCCGATGAATGGGCAACCGGCACGAGCAGCAGCGACCCCTGTGGTGCCGCTGCCCATGTATGGGTCAAACACCGTCTGCCCAGGCAGCACGCGGGCTTCCTTGAGGCACCACGACATCAGGGCGATCGGCTTCTGCGTGGGATGCTGGCGGGCACCGTTGGCCTCGCCTACCTTGTCACAGGCGATGCCCTTCCACTTCATGCTGAAGATCCTGGCGGCACGGTCTGCCGAGTGCCAAGCGAACTCGACGTCCGAGAAGCTATCCCACGGCTCCATGCCGTCCAGCTTGTCCCAAGCGAGCCACCGGCCACTGTCAGGCAGGCGCGGGTAGAAATGGTCTGCTCCCCACATCAGGACGTTCGTGAAGGCCAGCCACGGCTCTGGATCGAACGGCGAGGCATCTCCGACGATCGGCATCTTGGCGTTGCGGCGCTTGTGCGCTCCCCGCCCGCCGCCAGAATGCTGGTGGGCGATGCCGTAGGGCGGGTCGGTGATAACGGCATCGGCTCGCAACTCCGGAAGGATTGACAGGCAATCCCCGAGGTAAAGGGTCGCATTCCCGATCTCGACCTTTCTGCAATTAGTCATTACACCGCTTCCCACAGTAGTTTCTGGCCTTGCAGCAGTTCGGAGGTGTCGATCCTCGGACGGCTAGGCACGTTCCATTTGCCGCCTCCACGCTCGCCAAGGAGTTTCCAGCCAGCTGCACGAAGGCTTGAACCGCCTTCCTCCGGCAGCGTGTAGGTGACGAGCCTGCGGTAGCCCAATGCCTTTGCAGCGCGCCACGCGGCCCCGTAGAGCATCGAGCAGGCGTTCCTGGCCCCATCGGTGCATACCCGGTTGACCTCCAGCGTGTAGCCGTTGTCGCTGTTCCTGGCGACCGGCCTGCCGACCATAGCGACCCCGCGCACCTTGCCGTCCGTGTCGCTGACGGCGACGCAGAACTTGCATCCCGGCATTGGCTTGTGGTGGCGGTGAAAGGTCGCCACGAAAGCGTTTGCCTCTGCGAAGTCGATGGGCGTCACTTGGAGCATCGTGCCTCTACAGCGCCAGTGCCGAAGACCGCAGCCATTAGAAATTCCCCTCGGCCACTTGCAGGCACCGGAAGCCTCGCTTGCGCCACATCTTCACTACCTGGTCGCGGTCATCCAGCACGAGAAAGGTATTGGCTGGCCTGAAGCCGCACCTATCGGCCATTTCCGCCTTCACGATGCAGTCCTGCCGCGTATCGCCGTCAGGACGCATTTGCAGGCTCCCCTCGGGGAACCCATGCGCGAACAGCCACGAAGCTGTCTGTGCCCTCACACGCTCTACACGGCCAGTCAGGTAGGCTATAAGGAGGCCCTTGGCGTGCAGCAGCTTCACCAAATCACGGATGTCCTCGTGCGGCTGGTCCTCGCCGCATAGGTCATAGAACTTGTCCCAATCCTTCTTCTGCGAGCCGTCAATGAGGTACTTGCGCGGCTCCGCATTGGAACAGGTCCCGTCCAGGTCGATGATGGCGTAGAGTTTCATAGCGGTGCAGTTACCTAAACTACGACTGGAGAACCGTTGAAGATGGCCTTGATTTCCTCGGCCTTCGGGTGCTCTACCGCGCACTGGTTGAGGATGAGCGCCGCACGGCTCCATAGTTCCGGCTGCGCTTCAGGCGGCTGGTAGACGCAGCTTTGCCGTGTGCTCGCCAATCGGTCCTTCAGGTCCGGGGCCACTTCGAGAATCTTGTCCAGAACTTCGTGTAGTTGTCTCATCTCATTTCTCCTATGTAGGGCCACAGAACCTTAAACAGTGAAGCCTTTCTCAGCTAGCCGGGCCTTGACTCGCTCGACACCTTTCTCTTGCAAAAAGGCGACTACACGCTCGGCGGCCATCTGTGGCGTCAGGCCGGAAACTCCGCTGAACGTACCAATGGTGAGCCCGCTTTCCCAATGGCTCACGACCCATGAATCGAAGAAGCTATCTTGCGCTGGCGTGGCCCATGTCTTGATGAACTCGAAGCCCGGCACCTGGAACGCGAACCCATCAACCATCTTCTTGTGGCCTGGTTCGTGCGCGTGATCTATGAAGCCGCTAATGGGGATCATGTTCATTCGCTGTCTCGCTCGTTGGTGTCTAACACCGGGGCCACTTGCGGTGAATCGCGTCAATGTCCACGCCGGGGAAGTCCTTGGTCGGAAGCATTCCCATGCCAGCGCGCCATTTGCGCACCTGTTCTTTGTGGCATGGGTAGCACTGCATCAACTTCCTCGGTGCTCGCAACTCGACGCCGCAATCTCTGCACTTGGCAACGGCAGCAATCACGCAGCCGCCATCAGCTTGTCGTACTTCGCGTGCAGATCCTCGGGCTTGCGGCCGTCGTAGACCTTCTCCAAGATGATCGTGTTCCGGTGCCCGCTGATGAGCCGGACTTCGTGCGGCGGCAGCACCTTCAGATACCGGCTGATGGCCTCGCGCCGGTTGTCGTGGAAGCGAAGGTCAACGATGCCCAGGGCTTTCTTCGCCAGCGTGTAGCGCGCGCCGAGTGACTTGTCGTTGTAGGGGAACACCCGTTCCGTGGGCTCGTCCGTGAGCCTCGGCTGCGCCTTGATGATGGCAGCAAGCTCGTCGAACAGCGGGAAGGTGACGTGGTTCCCTTTCTTCTGCGTGGGGTGCTTCAGGTCGCGCACCATGTAGGTGCGCTTCTCCCAGTCGATGTCGCCCCACTGCATGCGGCAAATCTCCCCGCGGCGCCTCGTGGACGCCAGCGCGAACATCATGCAGGGCACGGCCTTGATCTTCGCGTGCTCGTCCTGCTCGCCCAGGTAGTCGATCAGGCGGTGCAGTTCATCGTCGGTCGGCCGGCGCTTCCTCGGCGTGGATTTGCCCACCAGTCCGTGCTTCGACAGCATCGGCATAGCGGCCGTGATACAAGCGTCCGACACGTTCTCGCAATCGTCCCACCTGGAGGGCGCGTACTTCAGCACCCCGCGCAGGAACGTGATGTCGTGCATTGCCGTGGCCGGGCAGATGCCCTCCGCACGGCGAGCCATGACGTGATCCACCACGTCTGTTTTCTTCAATTCAGCAGCCATCTTTTCGACAATCGGATACCGCTGCAGCCGCCGAAGGCAGTACAGATGCGACTCACCAAGTGGGTCAATTTCATTCATGGCAGTGATAAAACGGTCGATCAGGTCTTTCAGTTTCACGTCTAATACTCCCGAAGTGAGGCAGCGCCGCGTCCTTCTCTTTACGCTGCCGGTTAAGAACTGCACATTCATTTCTGAACCCTAAATGGCTCGTCGATCCTAAATTTCTCGATCTGCTGATCCGTAGGGTTCCGCTGCTCGGTCTTCGGACATCCTGGTTGCTTGCACCACAGCGCAACGTCGGCCGGAGTCCAGGTGATGCCGCAGATAGGGCAGCGGCCGGTTACTTGGCTCATGCTGATCTGCTCGCAATGCCTGATTCCTGAACTACGCGAACGCCCGGGTAGATCAAGTCCTCTTTGAGAACCCGGGCTTGGTTGTTCAGGAACGTCATGTTGGCGTCCAGCGCATTCAGCGGGACGGAGCCAGCCGCTACGGCCTTGACGAGCTCCAGCTTGCTCACAACCTCGGCCCGGTAGGTGGTCCTGGTGGACAGCCCGGCGATCTTCGGCGTGGTGGGGGCGATGATGGGCGCCACTACTGCCGCCGCCGCTGCCTCGAGCGCGGCTGCCTTCTCCGTCTTCCCCTTCTCTGCGGCCTTCGCAGCCTGCGCCTCGAGCCGTTCCCGTTCCTTCCGGGCTTCCTCTTGGGCCTTGGCTTCAGCTGCGCGCCGGATCCGCTCCTGCTCCTGCTGATAGCCCAGGACGGCCCGCTTGACGTAGCCCTCGGCGTCGATCAGCGGTTGCTGGTGCTGCTTCTTCTCGGCGACCAGAGCTCGGTGAGCGTCGAATGCCCGCTTGATGTGCGGGTCGAACGTCTCGTCCAGCTTCTTCGACAGCGCCTTGATGACCTTCAGCTTGTCGGCGGATTCGATGTAGTGCTCCTCGCTCGTAACCCGGAACTCCTTGGCGACGGTGAGGGCGTTGCTGGTTTCCTGTACCAGTTCGGGCGTGGCGAGATCGGTCACTTGTGCAGTTCCTTCCATGCGTGGATGTTGAGCAGCGAGCGGAACACGTACTCATCGTTCTGCTCGTTGTACGAATAGAGCTTGTAGGTTCCGTCGCGTAGCAGCTGGACCCCGGCCCGCTTCTTGACCTTGATGCCGAGGCTTTCCGCGGCTGCGATGCTGTAGCCGGCCGTCTGGATGGCCGTCGCAGGGTCCATCGCCCATACGCACTTCGTATCCAAGAGCTCGTCCGGGGATTCGCTATCGAAAACGCGGGTCCCGAGCAGGTCAGGTGTGCCGGCGAATCTCAGCTTCCTCGAGTAGACGATCGGCTGATTGAGGAGTACCCGGAACCCGGTGTCCTGCTTGAAGGCAATCCAGGCCCGGAAGAAAGGCAGCACCGCAAGGTCCACGGAGTCCATGTCAAGGTCCTGCCTCTCCCATAGCGTGATCGCTGTATCCAGGGCCTTGCCGATCTGGCGCTTGTACTCCCGGGCTGCATCCGAGCCGCCCATGCTCTGCAGCGGCCGGATGATCGTGGTCACAGAGGGAACGAGGTAGCCGTCAATCCGGTACTCGTGCCGTTCCTCGTCGAAACTGATCTCAGCCGGCTTCATCTGGTTGTCTAGTTGTTCCTGAATCCACTTGTCGTACTCGTAGTCTTCAGAGCCAGGGACGTAACTCACTCAGGCGTCTGCTCCCCGATCCAGACCAAAACGCGATTCACTTCGCCGAACGCGATGTCCTCGATCTTCTCGACCTTGAACTGCGCGCATAGCTTTTTCTCGTCCACAGTGCCGCCTTCGAGCTTCTTGCGGATGAACTTCAACTGACCGGATTCCAGCTTCTTCGAAGGATCAGCTGGCGCTGCTGCCGACTTCGCCCGCGGCTGCTGTACGGTCTGCTTCTGCTCGCCCTCGGTGACGGCTTCGCGTACCTCATCCGGCATGTCTTCGAGATCCTGGTTGAAGCAGTCGGAAGCCGCTAGGGCGGTGAGAGTGAAGTCGATTTGGCCGCGCTTCTTTGCCATCTTAAGGACCGTGTTCGCAACGTCAGCGGGCTCGGTCCTGACTTGCTGGACGGTGTAGTGTCCCTGTTGCTTGCGGCCGAACTTGACCCTACGCCGCGTTTCCGGCGTGCCGTCGAACTCCTCCTCGCAGACGGCCCGGCGCCACTTGTATTTCTCCTCGCCGCTTGAGCACTCACCGAGTCCGGTTCCGATTACGATGCCGCTGGTCTGATGGGTTCCTGTGCAGAAAACCCGGTAGCGAATCTCGTCCCCGGTTGACAGGTCCTCGACGCGAGGATTCACCGCAATGCGAAAGGTGGTGAGCAGAACTTCGGATCCGGCTTTGTAGAGCGCCGGCTTATCCGTTCCCGGGATGGTCCCGTAGTGGACTCCCTCTTTCATCACGCTTTCCATGACACGCTGGATCAGCTGGACGTGTCCCTTAACTTCGGCCGCCGTGAGGGCTCTGGCTTCGTTCGGAATGACTGCGACTTCGGTGTTCATGGAGTTCCTTTTCACAGTGTTCTCGCTCTCGCGCATGCCGGAATTGCCGGCGGCAGGGCACCATCGCCCCATGATCTGATCCACTCCTGGCCCACATCCTCGACGCCATCGTGGCGCACGCATGGCACTGGCGGCGTCAAGCGCATCAGGTCGATCGGCGACTCGAAAGCTGTCGCTGGTGGCATCCGCTCCGCCACCATCGCCTGCGTAACCACGGCTTCGTCGTAGTCCTTGGTGTGTGCCGCCACCACGAGGATCACCACCAGTGCAGCGTAGAAATACTCGCGCTTGCGTGGCTTGCCCGTAGGCAGTGGCGGCAGGTAGCGGCGCTCGGTCATGGGCAAAGCCTAATGCGTACTTACATAGGCTGTCAATGCTTTTTTACATAGACTTGCCAGAGCAAAGGGCAGGATCGGAGTTAACTTGTTGAGAGGCTAGGTTTTCTTTCGCGCCACGAAGGGGATGAGTTCTGCGGATCCGCCTTCGTAATCTGCAGCCGCGGCGTGAATGAAGTGCCGGACGTGTTCCCGGTTATCTAGGCTGCAAGCTCGATACGCTCTAACGACGAGGACTTCTTCGGCCGTCAGTAGGACTAGAGCCACCGGAGCTTGTATCGACATCGCGTTCGATAGCGCCTATCGCTCCTTTGGCGGCAAGGATGAGCAATTTTCGACCGTTCTCGCCAGAGTGCGCCCAGGCCCGCAGGAGTAGCAGGAACTTTTCATCACTCGCAGCCGGCATTAACAGTTGCCAACATTCTACGCCGAGCCCCATAGCGAGCGCTTCCAGATGATCGACCGTGGCGCCGTTGGTCGATCGCTCAATCCTGCTGACCGTGCTTTGGTCTACCTCGAGCCCGTGCCGCTTCGCTGCTTTGGCAACGTCCGGCTGGCTGAGCTCCTTGTCCGCCCTGATCGCCTTGATGTTCTCTGCCACGAGATCCCTTAAAGGCTTGGTTTTATGCATAGAAACAGAGTAACCGCTCTCGCCATGCGACGTTACCTTGACAGCCTGTGTAAACATGCATGAGAATGGCTTCATGGACGAACCAATTTTCGAGACGATCAAACGTCGCCTCGAGGAGTGCAAGGGGGATTTGCCACAGATCGCAGACGAGTCAGGCGTCAACATCGCCACGATTCGGAACATCCTGAACGGCAGATCCGATAACCCGGGCGTGCAAAAGTGCCAGATGCTCCTCGACTACTTCCGCGCTCGGGACGAGATGATTTCCAAGTTGCGGCGCCAGGAAACGGCTGCGTGAGTTCCCCCGTCCGCTTCCCCCCTGAGCGGACTTTCCCCGGCCGGCTTGCAGGCTGGCCGGGGTTTCTTTTTCTAGGCGCCTGATGTCTCTCCGCGGCAAGGAAGTAAGGCCGTTTCTTGATGATGCAGTACACGAGCGGCTGTCCATCATGGCCGAGTTCAAGGACATGCAGATTGCGGAGCTCGCTGCTCGTCTGCTCGAGAAAATGATCGTGGCTGAGTGGCATGAGGTCAGTATCCTGATCGAGCGTTCCGAGCGCCTTGGAAAAAGGTGGAAGGCCGTCGAAGGCGACGAGAAGTGAGCGCCTAGGCTGTGTACAACAAGCTGTTCACGAAGATTCTGGATTCGACGATTTGGCTCGAATCCGACTCTACCCGGCTGGTCTGGATCACCTTCATCGCTGCAATGGACGAGGACGGCTTTGTGGCCCTCTCCAGCGTCGGCAATGTGGCGGCTAGGGCCAGGGTATCCCTTGAGGCTGCAGCCGCAGCCATCTTGTCCCTAGAGAGCCCTGACGCGCAGGACAAGACACAAGACCACGACGGCCGACGCATAGAGCGCGTCCCTTCAGGCTGGATGGTGCTGAACGCCGCCAAGTACCGGGACATCATTCTCCGGGCGTCAGCCAGGGAGCAAACAAGGGCTCGTGTAGCCAAGCACAGGGCGCGTAACGCTGATGTAACGCATGGTAACGGTGAGAAACGAAATGTTACGCCATCAGTAGCAGTAGCAGTAGCAGTAGCAGAAGCAAAGAAAGACACTAGCTCGCGCAAAAACGGCGCTCGCCAAGCACGCATAGATTCTTCCCCCGTCATTCAAACCCTACCTCTACGGGAAGGGGGTGATTTTCAAGTCCACCAGTCCCTCATTGCCGAGCTTGAGCCTTTGTATCCGTCCGTGGACGTGACGACGACGATCGGCGAAATGAAGGGCTGGCTGATAGGGAACCCAACGAAGCGCAAGACCCGCCGCGGGGTTACGGCATTCATCACGCGCTGGCTGCAGCAAGAGCAGGAGAAGGCCAGTGGCGTTTAAGAAGGGAACGACGCAGCACGAAGAAAAGCCGTCGATAGACTGCGCGTTCGCCCCGCATTGCTTCAGGCCGGCATTGATTCGTCAGGAGACGAAGGAGGGCTTCAAGAATTTATGCCTGCAGCATTACCACGAGTACCTTGAGCGAGAGCGCAACGAGCGATGGATGGCGGCTGGTATGCCGACACGCGAGCAGTCTCTCGCCAAGGCGCGCGGCATGTTCATCAAGACAGTTGCCGGCGGGCGGTTTCAAGAACGAGAGCCAGGCGAAGACGATGAGGCGCTAGACATTGCAGGCCAAGCGTGACCTTGGACGAGGCGCTAAAACTGCAGGAGGAGCAAGCGAGGGCCGAGCTTGAGATGTGCTATCGGCTGACAGTGGAGGAGATCGTGGAGTACCTGCATTGGGCTCAGTCTCAATCTAGAGCGGCACGCGCGGACACGGAAGGATGATCCTCCCTGAGCAAGTGCCGGAGTTGTTGCGCGAGTTGTCGCCATACTTCACGACGATAGTGGAGTCGCAGCTAAAGGATTACGGGGAATCTGCAAACGCGGGGTGCTGGGTATCCTTCCGATTGCCGGCGCCGGAGGATTTAGAACCATTCCGCGGGCAGGACAGGACTGGGCGCAATGCCAGGACAGGGAAGCGCTACACGCTGATGTTGATCGAGTTGACCGACCAGGACGAACATATGCCACCAGAACCAGAAGCGAAGCCACGCAAGCTAAGCCAGATTGCCGGTGGACTGTGCCATGACGCCAAGTTCCGCGCATGGTGCGAGGCACAGTACGGCGAGCCTTGCCCGGATGAAGCGGCAGCGGCGCAACTGATCCGCGAGGTATGCGGAATCGAGAGTCGGGCGCATCTTGATGTGAACGAAGAAGCGGCCAAGGTGTTCAGGGAATTGCTGGCCGACTACGACAAAGCGAAAGATGAGCCCAGCAGAGCGGCATAAGACTAGGGTTGCGGCGCTGGGCTGCGTGATATGCCGGCGCCTGGGCTTTCAGCCTGCAATCCCGGCAGAGGTTCACCACGTTGCCGAGGGCTCTGGCTTACGGTCAGATTTTGCAGTGGCGGCTTTGTGCCCAGAACATCACCGCGGGAAAGCCGGGCTGCATGGCATGGGCACGAAGCACTTTTGCTCGCTCTACCGCTTGCCAGGGGAATCGGAGTATGGGCTTCTGGTCTGGGTCAATGAGGATCTTGCTCGTCACGGCGCGCAAGTGGTCTGGTGAGACACGCTGCGCGCACCGATGCCAGCCAGTCCGAGGTAGTTAAGGCACTGCGTGCTATCGGCGCTCAGGTGTACTACGTGAAGCTGCCGCTCGACTTGCTGGTGGCCTACCGTTCGCGGACGTTCCTGGTAGAGGTGAAAGAGAACGGTGGCCGGCTGACGAAAGAGCAGGCCGAGTTTCTTGCGATATGGTCGGGCGAGGCGCATGTGGTGCGCTCGCCCGAGGAAGCGGTGGTAGCGGCGGTGGGCCCGCAGGCAATGAAATGAAAAAGCCGGGCTGCTAACCCGGCTTTGTTGGGTGGGATGAAGTTAGGCTGCGGCCTTGAGGTATTTCGGATATTTGCGCTTCATGGCAGCAAGGTCTCCGCTCCAGATTGGCGTGCTGTTGTCGCCGTCCACCTTGAACACTGAGATCATGAGCGGATTGCATTTGCCCTTACCGAAGTAATCCCCTTGCTTGGCGCTGATCTCGTAGCGGTATTCAAGGTCGCCATGAACTTCATGCCCTTTGGTGAAGTAGATGTTCCCGCCGCCCTCTTTTGAGCCGCGCACAAACGCAGCAGCGAAGTCCATTGCTTCAAAGCGCGGCAATGGCCACGAAAACGGTACAGCGTCAGCGATGCGCTTAACCTGATACTCCGGGTATCCGTCGCCATGCGTGTAGATGTGGAACGTGTCGCTTTCGTCCTTGATGGTGACTACGGCTCTTGTGCTCATGTTGCCTCCTAGGTTGACCGGCTTGCAGGCCGGCAGTGCGTTAGATCGAGCGATTAAATCCAGCGAGCCCAGACAGCAGCATCATGCGAGCGTGCGGCTTGATGCCTGCTATGCGGGTCGCGGTGTAAACCCGGAAAAGGTCTGCATCGCGCTGGTCCGCCTGCAGCTGTTTCCAGCTGAGTGCGTAGGCGTGAGCGGGCATCGTTGCGGCTTGGCGCATTATTCCTCCCCGAGTTCGCGCAGGAGGGCGTAAGCACGGTCTACTGACCGTTTCGCGTTGATGCTGTAAGCCTCGCGCAGCGCTTCTACCAGCTTCGGGTAGGCGTTAGCCGCGTGCGCCAGATATGCGGCATTCATCTTGCGGCCTTCCGGCGTGAACCTAGGCTCATTGGTGCGCGCAACCGTGTACCACTGGCCGTGAGAGATTGCCTTCACGGTGAATGCCTCGGCCCTGTATTCCAAGGGCGCGGCGGGTGTGTGCTTGGGCATGGTCACAGTCCGAACGACTTGGCGTTGCTCTCGGCTTGCGTCGGGCTTTCCTTGGCGCAGGCGATGCCGAGGCGGATTTCGCGGTTCATGTCGCGCGTGGTCATGCTGCCGAAACTCGTTCCCGGCAGCAGCATGAAGCCGAACACATGGCGAGCGTTGCACTTCGGATCAATCTTGCGGATTGCTTCCTCGATGTAGCGTGGGATCATGGTTTTTCCCTCTCGTAACCCGGTCTTTGCAGCGACCGTATGCTGGATTATATGCATAGATGCATAGATCAGGTCAAGGGGGAAATGGTTCCCGGGTAACTTGCCCCTATATAACCGTTTGACGAAACCCGGACACAGGGTTAGGTTCCATGCACTTACGCATTGGGGCGCCATGTGATCTACGCCATCCGTTTCGGATACCTCGGTTTCCTCAAGTTCGGCGTATCTGCAAACCCGGCTGTAAGGATTACGCATCTTCAGATCGCGGCCCCTGTACGTCTTGAGCTCATAGCTACTGCAGACTGGCCAGATAAGTTCGAGCGGCGGGTCCATCAGTACCTCCACGAAACCCGGCTTGAGGGGGAATGGTTCAAAGGCGGGGACGATGAGCGTTCTACGCAGGTCCTCGACTGCATGCAGGACCAGCTTAACGGGCAGCGTCGCTTCCTCGACGCCTACGCCCAACACATGGATGCTGTCCGGGCCCTAGTCGCCGAGGATAAGCAACAGTCAAAGCTTAGAAAGCGCAGGATGCAAAGAATGGCTTGGTGGATGGGTGTTGGAGCCACTCAATCCTCGTGTGCGCGCTATGACTTCGACTGGGACTCGACAATCAGTAGGTGGATGAAGTCGGGCTCCCACCGCCTTGGTGCGAATGGGCACGCACAGACGATAGATCATGGCGCTGGCGATCGGTAATCAATGGCCCTCATCGACATCAACTCATTGAATGTGCGCGTATCTCGTTGCTACCAGTCAGAGCAGCGCATGCACATCAGCCCAGCTGCAGGGCCAGGAGCGCCAGGGCAGAGGCGGGACCGGCTCACCCCCCTGCTGGGCTCACGACCGTCCCGTGGCATAGACCAGCCGGCAGAGAGGAGCCTGACCCTATGACGAAGTGCCGTGTCTGTGGGAACGAACACTCAGGTGGATGTGCTCAGTTTTTCGCCAGCGCCTCGCGTGCGACCCGGAGGAAGGTAGAGCCGCCCGCGGCGAAGCCAGTGGTTGACGTAGCGAACGTAGCGAACACTGCCGTAGCGAACAAAGACGTTGAGCGCGTGAAGCGATGGCGGGTTGCTAACCGCGAGAAGTACAACGCTAGGGAGCGCGAGCGGATGCGGGCTCGGCGGGCTGCGGGGCGGGTTTCGGGGTGAGCATGGGCTACAACAAGGACTGGTTTTACGGTCGCGGAGTTGAAGACGAGGAAGCGCGCGCCGAGCGGCACGAGCTCAGGAAGGTCATCGGCATCCTTCTCGTCGTGGGGGTGCTGGTCGGGCTATTTCTGGGTGTGGCCACCGCGCAGGAGGTTCCGGTGTACGTGCATGACAGCGACGCCCTTAAGGCGCGTCTGCTGGCGATACCCTGCAATGATCCGCGCGTCATGGAGATGCTCACGGGATACCGGCACTCAGGCAGGTTCAAGGTCATCGAGGCGAGATTCAAGATGCGCAGCGGGGGCTGGCGGGACTACTCCGGCTGTTGGGCTGAGTTCACCGCAAAGGAGGTCGGCTTCGAGGCGCTGTTCCTGCTCTTCGAGGATGGGGACAAATATCTGGTGAACAAGGCCGAGTTTCTGGCCGGCAAAGGGCAGGGGACATGAAGCACATCTCCCACTTCCTCGCCAAGCTAGGGCTGACGAAGACTATCGGGACGGTGAAGGAAGTCCCGCTAGCCGGTCTGGATCCACAGGCCATCTACCAGTTCGGCTACGAGAACGGCTATGCCTGGGGCGAGGTTGTGGGGAGGAAGCAAGCCCTGGACGACCTGATGACGCACCTGAAACTGACCGGACGTACCAGCGAGGAGATTCAGTCTGCTGATGTACGTGATGTCCGGGTCAAGGGGACGCATTGATGGACATTCCGTCGTTTTCCGCTGAATCGACTTCGGCCGCGCAGCCTTCCCCGACTGCAAATCCCCCTCCTCCTGAGGCGCAGTCACCGGCTGCGCGGCCGAACCGGGTTCTGGGAAAGCCCTTGACTGCGAAGCAGCAGACCATATACGACCTCTCCCGCCCGGTTTCCGAGGGTGGGCAGGGGAAGAAGCGCCACGAAGTCGCCGCGATCATGGGAATTTCCGTGCCGGTGGTTTCCAAGACCTTGGGGGCGGTCTACCGCAAACTCGGATTTCAAAAGCGCCCTGGATATCAGCCGCGGCCAGGAATTGAGATGCGTGAGCCGGAAGTTGCAGCAGCAGCCATCGAAGCCGCTGCCGATCCTTGGGCAAGGTCCATGAATCAGGCGATCGAGAAGGCGAACGAGCAGTTGAAACTAGCCGGGTTGCCAGAGAAGGTCAACGTAGCCCTGGTCAAGCGCCTGCGGGTGAAGTACGCAAACGCGGTCTATGCGGCCAAGGATCTCCGGACGAAGGAAATCCTCGAAATGCTGGGCAGGAAGATCGACCTCGCTGCCTTCTACCTGGACGACAAGGTGATGGCCGAAGCCCCCGCCCGCGACATCATGCTCGGCATGACGGCGCTCATTGAGAAGCGCAACCTCCTCAGAGGCGAGCCAACGCAGATCATCTCCGATCATGAGCGGGCGAAGATCCACGAGCTCGTGCCGAAGCTGCTCGAGGAAGCAAGGCGCCGCGGGCTGACAGTAGAAGGTCAAATAACCGGAAAAACCATTGAACCTCTCGGAAATACAGCCTAGTAACGTCGTCAATCTGAACGACGACCAGCTGCGCGAGTTGCTGGCGTCCACGCTTCAGATCGTCGAGGAGGACCGTAAGCAGAGCCAGATCAGGTTCTATAAGCCGGTTTCCCCGAAGGCGCAGCACTTCCACGAGTCCAAGGGCCGGGTTGTAGCGGCCGGCGGCGGAAACGGCTCGGCCAAGACCGAGACGATGCTGGTCGAAGTCGTGATGTGCGCTACCGGCATCTTCCCGGATTCCCAGAAGCATCTCATCGACCAGAAGTTCCGCGGGCCGGTTCAGTGTCGGGTGACGGTCGAATCCCTCACCACGACCCTCGAGCCGATCATCCTGCCGAAACTGCAGTGGTTCAAGTGGAGTGGGACCGACAGACCCGGAGGCGCAAGAGGCCACTGGGGCTGGGTTCCGAAATCCTGCCTCATAGATGGGGAATGGGACCGCAGCTATTCGAACAAGCTGCGCATACTCAGAGTGCTGTGCCGCGATCCGCACAACCCGGAGAAGATTCTGGGGGAGTCAACCATCCAGTTCATGTCGCTGGATCAGGATTCCACGGACTTCGCTTCAGGCGACTTTCACATCTGCGCGCACGATGAGCCGCCGAGCCTAGCGATCTGGCGGGAGAACGAAGCCCGGACGATGCGCGTTGACGGCCGGATGCTGCTTGCGATGACGTGGCCGGACGATCCGAGCATCGCTGTGGACTGGCTCTACGATGAAATCTACGAACCCGGTAGAGCAGGGACGGACCCGAGCATCACCTGGATCGAGCTCTGGACCACGGAAAACCCGCACCTGAAGCAAGAGGCTGTCTCAGCACAGGCCGAGAAGTGGTCAACCGAGATCACGAACGTACGCATCTACGGCAGGCCGATCAGGTTCTCGAACCGCATTCACCCGGACTTCACGCACGACACTAAGACGTGGTGTTTTGCCTGCGGGAAATCCGTGGTCAAGGTTCCTGCACCGAAGCCCATCTGCGGCATCTGCGGAAACGAGAACATTGTGGACTATAACCACGTCGAGGAATTCGATCATTCCCAGACGTGGCCGACCGTGTACCTGCTGGATCCTCATCCCCGGAAACCTCACTACATGATCTGGGTGCAGGTAGACCCGAACGATGACTGGTGGCTGGTCGCCGACAAGCAGGTAGAGGGCGACTGCGTGGAAACCCGGGATGCCGTGTTCCGGCTCGAAAAGGAAATGGGTCTGTTTGTCCCGCAGAGATACCTCGATCCAAATATGGGAGCGAGTCCGGCAAGTACGAAGCGGGAAGTCACATGGCAGGACGAGTTCAACAGCGCCGGCCTGAAGTGCGACCTTGCGAGCGACGTTGACGTAGGGCGCTCAAGGATCAACCAGTACATGAAGCCGGACAAGGACACGCTGCGCCCGCGGATCAAGATTCACTCGCGCTGCAAGGACACGATCTACCAACTGGAACGCTACTCCTGGGCCGATTTCTCGAAGAACGTCGATCGCGGCATGAAGCAGGTTCCGAAGGACAAATACGATGACGGGCCTACGCTCTTGAAATATCTCGCCAACTCGGACCCGGTATTCCGATTCTTGAAGCAGGGCGCTCCGGTACTGAAACGTGCCGGACGCAGAACGGGGAGCTACTGATGGCCGCTAGTTTCACCTGCGACGGGTGCAGCCTGATCGTGGACAAGCCCGTGAAGATCGGCTTTGTCATACCGCGCGAGTATTGCGGAAAGTGCGCGGAGAAGGCGAAAGCCTTTCTCGATGCCGAGGAAACTGAACGGCTGAGTCTTTCCGTCGTGTTCGCCGGCAAGCGCGAGAAGCTGATCGCTCAGTACGGCGCCGACCATTTCCTGTTACCTGACGTGCCATGACCATTCCTCTTGATAACGCGGCCAAGGACTTTCAGGAGATGTTGAGGCGCAAGGCGTCAGCGAAGATGGTTCTCGTGCGTGCTGCCAAGGAACGCAAGCGCAAGGAGAGGGAGAAAGCTCCACCGCCTACCGTGCAGGCTTCCGTCCTAGCGAAGCTGAATGAAATTCTCGTTCTTCTAAAGCAGGGCAATTCTACGGGCCCGGTCAATTTCATCGTGACTGAGCGTGACGGGGACGGGAAGATCAAGTCGTTCAAGGTGGAAGCGTAGATGGCAATCACTTGGCGCATTTACTACGGCGACGGCTCGACCTTCGATAGCGAGCAGGGCGGTCCCGAGGCTGCGCCGCCGATTGGTGTGATCTGTATCAAGGAACGAAACCGCATGCACGGCTGGGTTGTGCGCTCCGGGAAGGACTACTACATCTGGGACGACGAGGCGGTAGAGTGGTGGCCCTCGGATGCCCCCGGCTTTTGGCAACGAATGTTCCGCCCCGGCTGGAAAGCCGTGTTATTCGGGGTGAACATTACGGACGAGCGGTTCCACCAGATCATGGCGCGGGCCAACACGGACGAGGGGTTCGGCGAGAAGTCCGCCCGTAGCCCCCTAGAGGAATAACGTGGACGTATTCACGCCCGTCCTTGCTCACTACCGGGTCTACGCAGACGGTACGGAGTCAGGGTCGTCGCCATCAGCGAACGAGGATGCCGCTCCCACGGTTGCGGCGCAGTTTGGCGCTGACTCGGCCATCATCCATCTGCGAGTGCTGATTTCAAACGCGCTCGCAGCAGGCGACGGGACTGCCTCGGTCTGCCAGCTTCAGGCCGCGAACGGAGGGGCGTTTCAGGACGTAACCGCCACATCGTCCATCGTCAAGGCGGCAGATTCTGGAAGCTTGACGAACGACGGTGCGACGACGAACCGTGCGACGAATGGTCTGACTGACCCAGCACTCGCGTTCCAGGCTGGGGTTGTAAGTGAGGACGGCGCGCTGTCGCATCAACTCGGCGCGTCCAGCTTCACAGAATATCTGTACTCGATCCAGATCGTCGGCAATGACGTAGCGAACAACGATTCCCTGACGTTCCGGGTGCTGAACGATGGCGGTACGTTCACGCACAACGTTACGCCGACGATCACCGTCAGCCAGACGAACCCGACGATCAGCGCGGCGTCGATGGCCGATGGGGACCGGGATTGGGATACGCCGTCGCAGGACATCGCCATTACCTTCAGCGAGTCCGTGGACATTACCCCAGCGCCGAGCGTAGGGGATACGGTTGCGGGGCTCACCGCGCAGGTGAACGGCGGGGCGAATGCCGCGCTCACCTATGTCTCTGGCAACGCCACGGCGAGCTGGAAGGTGCGCCGCGCCGAACTGATCCAGCAGGACGATACGCTGGTACTGGACTACGCGATGGCGAGCGGCATCATCCTGGCCGTCGATGACGAAGCCGAGTTGAGGGAGACCACCGACCAGACGGTGACGAACAACCTGACCAAGCGCGCCCGCGTCGAAGTGTTCGACAAGGACAACGCCTTAGTTACTTCTACGACCGTGGGATACACATTCGGGGATGTGAGTGGGGCGTGGAGTTCTGCGGCGACCGATGCAAGCGGGGTTTTGGATGTGCAGTACAGCGGTGCCGAGGCCGTGGGCAGCACCGCCGATTACATTGCTGTCCGTAGCCCGGAGTCTGCTCCGGCCCAGTCTCAAGTCTGGATATTCACGGTGAGATAAATGGCGGCGAACGCAGACACCAGATACCTGAACGACCCGACGCGAAACGCCGGATCAGCACCCAATACTGACGCTAGGACTTTGCACGATCCTACTGCCGCGCAGGGGGGTGGAGAACCGCCAGGAGGGCTGGCAATTCCGGTGGCAATGCACCATTACAAGATGCTGGAGACCGCATGAGCCAAGTGCTTCGACAGAGTACCCAGTTTGTCGTGAGAATCGGGCCCGCTGTTGCAGTAGGCGACGGCTTCACGCCAGTAACTACGCTGGCTCTTGGCACCGCAGACGAGGCGGAACTACTGAAAGCCGCCGGTGCTGCAACGGTCAGCATTGCGGCTGCAACCTTCGCCGCGATCACTGGCGCGGATGGCTGGTATGACTTGACGCTCACAACGGCGCACACGGACACCATCGGGACGCTTGACGTTGTGGTGAACGATGACAGTCTGATCCTGCCGATTCACGCGCGCTTCCAGGTTATCGAAGAGGCCGCTTATGACGCGATCTATGCGGCTAGTGCTGCTCCTGCTACGGCGTCTGGCGTCTCTGCGGTTGAAACGAAGGTGGATACCGTAGACACCAATGTTGACGCTATCTTGGTGGATACAAGCACCACGTTGCAGGCGGAGCTGGACGCTATTCAGGCGGCGGTGATAACGAACGCTGCCGGCGTAGACATCGCCGCAGACATCATCGCGCTCAAGGCAGAGACGGCTGCAATTTTGGCCGACACCGGGACGGACGGGGTAGTAGTGGCTGCGGCTAGCAAGACCGGCTATGCGCTCTCCGCTGCGCAGACGTTCGATTTGACCGGAAGCATCACGGGGAATCTCTCTGGCAGTGTAGGCAGCGTTACGGGCGCAGTTGGAAGCGTAACCGGGGCTGTGGGCAGCGTGACCGGGCTTACGGCCTCCGATGTCGGCGCGATTAAGGTGCAGACCGACAAGCTCACGTTCTCTATCGCTAATCAGGTAGACGCGACTACAAAAGCAATCGTTGCCACGCCGCTTACCGGCGATGGCAGTACAACGCCTTGGGGGCCAGCTTGAGTACAGTCCTTAACGGTTTCGATGATGGCCTGTGGAGCGATGGCGTCTGGGAACCGCTAGGCGCGGAGAGCGGTGGGATGAACCTCAACCACTGGGCCGACGCCGCATGGGCCTACGATTCGTGGGTTGCTGAATCTTGGGGCGGTCTTGGCCTTTCGGAAGAAGGTATTGGCTTGGCGCCAGTAGCGAAGCCAGTTGATTTCGTACTCGATGTGGTTCCGAGACAGCGCAACGTAATCGACTTTTCCAAATGGCGCGTAGTCAAGCAGGAGAAGACTGAGCTTCAGGAGATGATCGAGTTGTACTCACGCTGGAAGGCCGCATGAGTTCGCGCGAAGCAATCGTATGGTGTCCAGCGTGCCGCACCGACAAGTACGAGATTCGCCGCATTCCTACCGGGCAGGAGGGCGTATTCCGGCACGTCACCTATCCTGAATCACTGCCGGCGGAAGCAAAGAAGTTCTGCATCTGCGGTGCGGTGCTGGAAAGGAAACCGTGAAGCCCTACAAAATCGGCGGGCTATGCTCACTCTGCGAAGCGCCGTGCTTCGAGATCATGGCCGTCTGGGACAAGGGCGAGAAGAACGAGGGCGAGCCGAAGCGCATGGGCCAGCCGATGAACGATTCTGTGCGGATCACGTTCCTGCTATTCGATGGCCGCAGGACGGACATGACGGTGTGCGGTGCCTGTGCGGAGTCCTTGACCGCAGAGCAATACGCGCTGCTGTGGCGGAAGAATCTCGCCGGATACATGCGCGAGCAGGACGGGAACCCGGAGAAGTTCAAGCACCAGTTCACGAACGGCATTCTGTGTGAGTTGAGTCGTACAACCTGGCAAGACCTTGTGGAGCAGAGTCGTCATGGCCGCTAACCCGGAACTAATTGAAGGCTTGAAGGTGCGGCGTGAGCGTCCGCGAGTGGAGTCCTTTGCCCGGCTGGACAAGCCGAAGATCATCGAGCGCATCAAGCAGTTCTACAAGGACGACAACCAAAACCGCAGTAGCGAGATCGACGCCCGCCTGCAGCGATACGCCAAGTACAGAATGTGGACGGAGCCGAAGGACTGGCCGTGGGAGGATGCGACCAACTTCGCCAACCCGGACATGATGACCGCTTCAATGCGGCTGCAGGACACGCTGCACAACGCCGTGATGTCTTCCCGGCCCGTGGTAATGGCGAAGGCGACTAAGAAACACGATGCCGAAAAGGCCGAGCAAGTAGACCACCTGATCGACTATCAGGTGTTCGTCGAGCAACCCGGGGAGGAAACAGTCGGAATTCTCGCCCATGACTTCGTGAACGAGGGCTTCTTTACGGCCTACGTTCCGTGGGTCAAGGAAACCCGGCAGGTTGTGGACGTGATGGTGCTGGGGCCCCTAAGCCCGGAGATGGTGCCGATCGAAATGTTCATGCAGTTCCTCGAAGGCAAGTTCCCGAGGACTGAGTTGATCCCGAGCAAGGAGGGATGGGATTGGAAGATCAAGGAGGACAAGAAAACGCACCGGGCTTCGTTCTTTACCCGGCCTGACGGCGATGTGGAAGTCGAGATCGAGCGCGAGGCTATCCGCTTCGAGGGCCCGCGGGTAATCCCGAAGGACGTTCAGGACGTGCTGCACCCTGCGCGGTGCGAGAACCTGCAAATCCCGGGCCCCTCGAACCCGATGGGGGCCTCGCACGTCATTCTCCGGGACTTCCCGAGCATCGACGAGATCAAGAGGCTGGCGAAGGGCAACCATCCGTTCTACGACCTCGCCTCTACCGAGGACCTGGACAAGCTCGGCCTGAAGCGCATGAACGAGGACTACCAGGAGCGCGAGTTGCAAAAGGACGTGATGCAGGGTGTCGAGGACCGGCAGGACAAACCGAAGACCGCTGAATCGCACAAGCAGCTAACCCGGCTCATGGTGTTCGACTGCTACGACATCGACGGGGATGGGGTCGATGAGGACGTGATCTGGTGGTACATCGTAGAAACCGAGACGCTGCTGCGGGCCCGGTATCTGACGCAGATGTTCCCATCGAACCCGCCAATCCGGCCGCTTGCCGAGTCTCACCTGTTCCCGGTTCCTGGGCGCAGGTACTCCATTGGGCTCCTCGAGATGATGGAAGGCGTCCACGACCTGCAGAAGCAGTTTTTCGACCAAGGCGGGGATGCTGGGACGCTGGCGAATGCCCCCTTCGGGTTCTACCGGGCGACTTCGAACATGCGGCCGGAAACCATCAGGATGTGGCCCGGGGAGATGTATCCCCTGAACGACCCGAAGAACGATGTCAACTTCCCGCAGCTTGGAAACCAGAACCAAGCGTTCATGTTCAACATGGTCGGGCTGCTTCAGCAGATGGAGGAGCGGCTGACGACTATCGGGGAGCTCCAGCTGGGCCGGGTTCCGCACGGCAAGGCTTCAGCCCTTAGAACGGTGTCCGGGATGCAGACCGTGCTTTCCCAAGGCGATGCGAGGCCGGAGCGGGTGCTGCGGCGCTTCTTCATCGGACTAACCCAGATTTGGAAGATTTGCCACACGCTCAACCAGGCGTTCCTGCCGAAGAACAAGCAGTACATGATCGGCGGGTACGTGGAACCCGGGAAGGACCCCTACGGTGTCATCGAGGGCCCGCAGAAGATCCAGGGCTCGTTCATGTTCGACTTCTCGGCCAATGCCCTGAATACGAGCAAGGAAGCGCTCCAGATGGCCCTGCAGGACTTGATGGGGGTCTACGTATCCGAGTTGGCGATCACGCTGGGGATCATCAAGCCGGACGGGGTTTACAGGCTGTTCCGGGACTACGGGAAGGCGAAGGGGCCGGACCCGGACAAGTACCTGTCTCCCCCGAGCCCGATGGCGTGGCAACCCCCTATCTTCGTCGAGGAAGCCTTGGCGATGATGTTCGACGGCCAGATCCCCCAAGGCTCGCCCGCGGAAGGGGCTCAGGGGCATCTGCAGAAGCTCCTCGAATTCACGCAGTCCGACGAGTTCGGGATGATGCCGACAGAGTACGTGGGGAGCGTGTTCAAGCCCTACGTGGAGCGGGTAGCGCAGATGGCCCAGCAGGAGGCCATGCAGGCTCAGTTGATGCAAGCGGCACAGCAATTCGGCCAGAGGGTCCAGCAACCAGGGAAGTCTGGGCCGGCCGCAGGACCGCAGGCAGCGGGAGGCATGCCGATGCTGCAGGGTGCTGAACTTGCAGACGAGACGCTGCCGATGGCGGGCGGTGGAGCGAACACGGCGCCCGCATGATTACTGATCGCAAGGAGTTCTCCGAGACGCTGCAGAAGCGCCATACCGAGCAGCAAGCCCGGCTATTGCCTATGGCCCGGTTGCTGGCTGGCGCTGCCCCGGTCATGGATAAGTTGTCGAGGACCGAGGAGTGGACCAGGTACTGCACCTACCTGCAGGGCATTTCTGAGCAGTTTGCCGGCCGCAAGCAAGTGGCGCTGCAGAAGCTCGGCGATCCGTCCATCACGAAGGACGAGGACATCAGGAAGCTGCGGCAGGACGTGTTCATTGCCGACATTTCAATGGACACCTTGAAGCTGGCAATCGAGCTCCCCGCGGCGATTCTTGCAGGAGGGCAAGAGGCCGACGAGTTCATCCGAGGAATGGAGAAGAAGAATGAGGCTACCGGAAACTCTTAGCCGCAAGGCCATCATCGTTACATTCGACAGGCTAGAACCTGTGGTCTGGGAGAAACTGTTCGAGCGTGAGGATTCAAACGGTATCGTCCGGCATCGCGTCCCGGGCGAGGATTATCAGCGCAAGGTGTATTACCGCACCGAGGGCATCATGGCTTGGCTGGTGCGGGAGGGTTGCTACACCCTTGAAGACTACGCGACGACTCCGAGACTCGGCGGGGAAGCACCGGAACGCACATTACCGGCACCACGGCGCATCGCAATGAGCGCCTAGCAATACCCCAATAGACCCCCAATAGCCGCAATAGAAATACAGGCGCTAGGTTCAGCGCACGGTCGGTATTTGCCCGTCGACGGGGCTGACAACGCGGAACTTAGGCGCGATGACTGAAAAAGCTGGCGCTGGAGCCGGAGACGATCCCGGCCAGGCAGGAAGTGGCGCTCCTGCAGGTGGATCACCGGAAGGTGGTTCGGAGAAAGACGAGCTCGACGAGAAGTTCGAGAAGCGCATCAAGGCGGCGCTCGCCAATCAGCGGGCCCACTACGAAACGCAACTCGGAAACGTCAGAGCGGAGTTCGAGTCCTTCAAGGAAGGCGTTGGTAAGAGCCAACCAAAGGGCGACGGGCCCAAGCGCTACACGCGGCAGGACTTGAAGGCCGCTGTAGATGGCGGGCAGATCAGCCAGGAACAGGCAGATGATGTCTGGGCCAAGCAGGTCGAAAACGACGCCGTAGAGAGGGCTACGAAGGCCGCAACAGACGCCGTTTCTCAGCGAGTTACCAAGGAGCGCATCGACTCCGACATCAGTTCGTACAAGCGGCTCAAGCCCGAGATCATGGAAAACGGGTCGGAAGTCCGGGAGAAAGTCCGAGAGGAATACAACTACCTTGTTGGCCTCGGAGCTCCAGGAAACACGGCGACCGAACTAGCAGCGATCCGGGCGGTACTGGGCCCACTGGAAAAGCTCGAAAAGTCCTCAAGCGCAAGACGTTCAGAAGATCACGACCAGCAAGGCGGGTCGGACACTGGCGGCAAGCCCAGAGGCGGATCGAGCAAGAAGCTGGTGGACCACCTTGATGCAAGGGCGAAAGAGCACTACGACAAAGGCATCAAGCAGGGCCGCTACAAGGACTGGACGGAAGTCGAAGCGGAGTTGAAGTTCGCAACTCCCGCGCGCCGTGCTCAGATGGGGCTACCCGTCTGAATCGTTCTCCAAACCATCTGTCGGGATCCGATTCCAGTCACAAGGGATAGGCAGTGGAGATCATAGTTCCAGGCAGCTACACCCCGCAGGAAGTAAAGCGGGCGCACCTGAAAAGCCTGGAGTTCAGACGCAACCCGTATACGACGGGCTCTGCGAACCTGGACAACATGATCGCCCTCAACAAAGCCGTAATCCTTTGTGGCACGCACAGAAAGAAGTTCAACGCTAGGGCGGCTCGGTACGAGCTTCACCCTTCGAAGAACCTCCAGCGAGTGCGGGGAAATTGCGATGTGTGCAAGCAGTTCGATCTCGGTTTCCTCTTTATTTGTGAGAGGGACGCGGCCGATGAGCGTTTCAAGGTGGAGAAACACCGAAGAAACCTCGAATACGCGCACTTCGTAAGGGAATAGGAGCGCGTCACATGGAGTACGCATTCGACTTGACCGGCGGATCAACCGCCGTCATCAAGCGGTATCAGGTAGCCGCGACCAAGGCTACCGCAGGAGTTCCGGTTCTTGTCGGTGTCGCCGCTGGTTCCGGCTTGGTGGTCGCAACGACTACCAGCACGGCAAAAGCGGTCGGTGTCACTGTCGACACTTCTGGGACCTACGTTACCGCGCAGCAAACGGATAACTCGGACACCGAGCGATCCGTAGGTGTCATTCTCAGTCCAACAGCGGTCTACCGGATGCTCATGAACGGTGGCGCAACCGAAGGCACCGCGATGGTTCTGCACACTGCGGCTTCAGGCGGTTCTGATGGCCTGACCATCGTCAGCGACGTGAACACCGATAGCCCGGAACTGGCGAATGGGACTTGCTTCTGCCTCTCCGGTGCGAACGTCGGGATCGCTCGCAAGATCACTTCGAACGCGACCACCACGATGACTTTCGTCGTTCCTTGGCCGAGAGACGTGAACGCTGGCGACACGTTCGTTGTGGCTCCGTACACCCCGGTCTCAGGCATCACCCTGCAATTGACGACATTGCTTACTCAAGCAGATGCATCAATCGCGGTCGCCACCGGAGCGGCATTCAAGACGATCGAGTTGGAGTTCCGGGACGCCTCAATGGAAGGCCGAAGCAACAGCTACGTGTACGCGATGCTTGCCAACCATGTCCTTGCCGCCACGTTGGCAGATAGTTAACCGGAACCCAGGAGAAAAACATGACCACCCCAATGCAACAAGCGCAGTTCGGGGATCTTCTGGACCCACGGTTCACGAAGATTTTCCACGAGGAGAAGGACGCAGTTCCGTCGATGATCGGGGACATCTACACGACTGTCCCGCACAACGGACGGCAGAACATGACCTGGAGCGAGGTCGGGACGCTGCCGGACTGGTCCGAGTTCACCGGGACGATTCCGTTCAACAGCCTGAACCAAGGCTACGACGTGACGATGACGTTCGTGGAGTTTGCGAACGGCATCCAGGTCGAGCGGAAGCTGTTCGATGACGACCAGTATCAGATCATGGACCAGCGGCCGAGAGGGCTCGGGGCCTCGTATTCGAGGACCCGGGAGAAGCACGCCTTCCGGCTGTTCAACAACGCTTTCGGCGTGGATTCGTTCTTCTACGCGCACTCGGAAGGCGTTGCGCTGTGTTCCAACTCCCACACCACGACCTCCGGGGCTTCGACCGCTACTGGATTCGACAACCTGACCACGGCTTCGCTGACGGCTACCGCTGTCGCTGCAGCCCGGATCCAGATGATCGACTTCCGCGGCGACCAGGCCGAGAAGATCGACGTGACGCCGGACGAACTCTGGTATTCGCCGAACAACTACGAGCAAGCCTACGAGATCATGAAGGCGTCCGGGAAGGTCGATGTCGCCACCAACAACCCGAACGTTCACCAGGGCCAGTACAAGGGCTATGAGTGCCGGTACTTCACCGACACGAACAACTGGTTCATGTGCGACGGCCGCATGCGGAAGATGTACGTCTTCTGGGCCGATCGCGTGCCGGTCGAGTTTGCGATGGTCGAGGACTTCGACACGCTTGTTGCCAAGTGGCGCGGGTACAGCCGTTACGCCAACGTCTACACGAACTGGCGGTGGCTGATCGGAAGTCAGGTGACGTGATGCCGAACAAGCGCTGGAATTCGATGCACGGCGCCAACGACAAGAGCGGCGGGGGCTATAGCAACAAGGCCCCCGGCTCGAAGCCGAATGAGTCCATGCCGGAGAAGACCGCGGCGTGGCCGGGATTGCCTGGCAGTGCTCAAGGGAAGGATCGCTCGGGCGGCACTCCTAAGAAGGGGCCGCGCGGGTCGTTTTACGTCAAGCAATCGGGCCTTTAGCCCGGACTCGTAATCTCGGGGGCGCGCGAGAGTTTGAGCGAGTGACAAGCATCGTGCCACAAGGAGATTGAAATGGGTTATCTGACCAAGTACGGCACGAATTGGGGTTCGATCCCGGAAGAAGGTGGCGAAATCTTTTGGGTTGCGCCTGCCGCTTCTTACGTCACGATCGGGAGCCGCAGTTACTCGGCATCCGATGACAACGACGGTCTCTCGCCGGAACGGGCGCTGCGCACGATCAATCGCGCATGGGGGCTCGTGACCGCCAATCAGGACGAAACGATCGCCCTACTTCCAGGCACGCATAGCGCGGCCGCAGCCGGAACATCGACCGCGACCTCCATCGCGGCGAACATCGCTGGCGTGCGCATGACCGGCATTCCTAGGGGTTCGCAGACCGGAAACCCGTATCGCAAGAAGACCTTCGTCACTTGTGCCGCTGCAGACGAAACCATCAACGTCACTGCGGCGAACATCGAGATGTCGAACTTTACTCTCCTCGGAGATGTTCTCAATACGGCCAGCGCGAACCTGAACTTGAGCGCGGCGGCAAACGGGTTCTACATGCACGACTTCGGGGTGGACGTGATTGCGCAGACCGCCGGCACCAGCATCCTCGGAATCGACGCGACCGGCGCAGCAACAGGTGTCTGTATTCAGCGAGGGCACCTTAAAGCAGATGGTGCTTTTGGCGCGCTGGTTGATGTCACCGGGCTTGTAGATAGCTATGTGGAGGATTGCGATTTTGAACTCACGGCAGGAACGCACGCCGGGACTCTCACTGTTGGTGCTGCTGCGACCGTGACGATCCGCCGCAATAGTTTCTTCGGGGCCGGAACGCATACAGCCGCGATCAACGGAACTGGCGCAACGGTTGCAGGGGCGTGCAGGCTGCACTACAACCTGTTCAGCGTGCTTTGCACCGTGCCGATCGACGGCTTCTCGGCGACCAACCTTACCGACATGCTGAACAACTATATCGCTACGGTCGGCGCTGGCACCGGCGGAACACTTATTTCCCTGAACACCTAACAGGAGAAGGCATGGAAAACGCCGCAACCTTCGACACCAAGCCCCTCTACCGCCCGGACCAGTTGCAGACGGCGAAAGAGGAAATCCGGTCGCTGGAATCCAAGCTCTCCAATCCTCTGATCCAGGACAAGGGCGAGGTCGGAAAGCAGCTGCGCCGGGCCAAGCACATAACGGCGCTCCAGACGCCGGAACCGCCTGCCACCGTCGAGGAAGAAGGCCGGATGGTAGCCCGCAGCAAGTCGCTGCTGTCCGACATCCTCCAGGGCATGCCTTCCCATGAGGAGATGCGCAAGTCTCCCCCCGGAGCGATCGACAAGCACCGTCACTGGGAAGGTCGGAACAAGGCGAAGATCCTCGAATGGAAGAACCTGCAACTGCGCCTGACGGCCGGTTCCGGGGATAGAGAGGTCGCCAACCTAGAGCGGCATCGCCCGCATGCGTCCACGCTCAACATGGACAACGCTTTCATCGCCGGCAAGAACTTCTTCATGCCGGACACCGCCGGGCCAGCCGTGGTGTTCAGTGACGCTCAACTTGCTGTTCTGCGCAAGATGTCGCCGCAACTGGCCGACGCCATCGGGATGATGACGAACCCGCAGCGCGAGGAAGTGAAGAACGCAATCAGCGGCATCGGGCTTGCCCAAGAACCTTCTCCCGCGTCCGTCGCCGGCAAGAAAGGGATTGCGAAGAAACGGACCATGAGCGCGAAGCACAAGGCCGCTATGGCTGCAGGCAGAGCAGCCGCAGCCAAGCGCAATGCCGAGAAGAAGGCGGCGTAGATGGCGCACGGCGACCGAATCTACGCTAGGGGCGGCAACAAAAACTCGCAGCAAGCAGAGCCATCGAGCGCGAACCGCGGCGGCGGGACGCTAGACATGCGGATTTTGATCGAGCTGCAGGTGATCTCGATGTTGCTCGCGCAGGCGTATGAGTCCACGGAAGACCTGGCGAAACTTCGCCAAGACGTAGCTGATTCAATCACATAGAGGATAGATCATGTTCAACGAAATCTTGGTGGGCACCCAAAGCAATACCGATGGCGATGTCGTCAAGGCGCGCGCTGGAAAGAATGGCGACCAACTCGTATCCGGCCTTCACGGCAACTATTACGAATCCTCGAGACGTGGGCAGGTGTTTTTCGCCTCCACCGTCATCGCTGGCGTCGTGGTTCCGGTGGCCGCGGCAACGCTCAACTCCAAGTTCACGCTCTGGAACACGGCAGCCTCCGGCGTGAATGTGGAACTCATCAGCGTTTTCATGATGACCGATAACGCAACGACCGTGGTCGGGACGCACGGACTTCTCGTGCAGAGGGCTTTGGCGTCTTCAGGCGGGATTCCGACGACCGTAACAACGCCGTGCATCGCGCTGCCAGCCGGGCTCGGATCGGTTTCTAGCGGCGTAAGCGTCAACGCTCAAGCGACTCTCACGAACGCGCAAATCCCTAGTGTTGCCACCGCGCCTTACATCGGCTTCTGGCCGATTGGCGGCTACGGTGCGACCACGGCGGCGGGCGGCGCGGATCTGACGCACGATTTCAACGGCAAACTGGTGCTGGGACCGGATTCCCTGGTCGCCCTCGTTACCAGCGTCGCCGCATCATCGGCCTGTTTCTGTTCAATCTGCTGGGCCGAGTACCCGGTCTAAGGGGCTCTCATGAGCATCCCGGTTACGCTAGCGCCTTCGCAGGCGATAAACGCGAAGCGTGGCTGTGCGCTTTTCTTCCCGGCTACGACGACCTACAAGATTCCAGTCTCAGGCTGGTATCGCCTGTCCGCGCTAGGTGCCGGTGGCAGTGGCGGGGCTTCGTTCACTTCCACCACCGCGCCGTGTGCTGGCGGTGGCGGCGGCGGGTCGTTTTGCGAACACGAAGTCTATCTCGCCAAAGACACCGTTCTCTCCATCACGATCGGCGCTGGCGGTGCGGCGGCGAGTTCATCCGTAGATAACACCCCGGTAAACGGTACTGCTGGCGGCGCCACCACGATCGCATGGAATGGCGAACCAGCTCTATATGCCGGTGGCGGTGGCGGTGGCGTGGCTGGCATCACCAATCTGGCCGTCGTTGCGGGTGGCGTGGGCGGCACGGCCTATGGCGGCAACACGGTCAACGCAACCGGGGGATCCGGGGGCGCGGCTACCGGAACAACTGGAGATGGCAATGCCGGTGGTGGCGGTGGTGCCGGGAGCCCCTACGGGACGGGCGGTGCTGGCGGATCTTCGGCTTGTACCGTCATGGGAGCCGGTGGTGGCGGATCAATCCGGTTTGCTGGCGGTGCCGCGACCGGAACTACTTCTCATGGCGGTGGCGGCGGATGTGGTGGGGCCGGAGGCGCTACGGCATCTACGACGGCCAACGTCGGCGGGGTCAATGTCATCGGTCTTTCGGCGAACTCCACGAACTCGGCTGACGGGCTGCTTCGAGATGGCGTCACGGCGGGGTTCGGACAAGGTTTCGACTCTCTCACCGACCCGTTCCGAGGTTTGACAGGAGGCGGTTCACCGGGCTCCGCAACCGCGAGTGTGCGTTCTGGTAGCGGCGCGGGAACTGGCGGTGGAACAGATACGACTACTGCCGTACCTGGCCCACTTGGAGGTTCCGGCGGAGTTGCGAAGGCAGGCACAACCGTAGGAGCCGCTGCGCTTCTTGGCGGCGGCTCTGGTGGTGCTGCAGATTTAGCTGCCGGCGGCCCGGCAACCTCTGGTGCTGGCGGCGCAGGACTCGTCACTGTCGAACGAATCGGATAGTCAACGTGTGACCTATGGGAGCGGTAGTTGAGCACTACGTCGCAGCTAACCGACTTCTCTGACCTCTACACCGATTTGCAGAATAGGGTAAGGGCGCAGACAGGAGTCACGGCAACCGAGAATCAGGCGAAGCGATACCTCAATATCGCCTTGCATGACATGCACATCGGTTTCGAGTACCGCTTTCCGTGGGCGGAGCGTTCTGCACGTCTTCTCACGCAGGCCGAGTACACGACCGGGACCGTGACGGCGACGAAGGGCTCGACCACGATCACCGGGACGAGCACGCTGTGGGATACGAACAACGATTTCACCGTGAAGAACATGCGGGCGAACGGGAAGACCCGCATTGCCGGGAGCCTGACGCCCTACGTCATCAGTTCGGTGACGAATGACACCACGGCGGTTCTGACTAGCAAGTTCACGGAAACGACCGTGACGGACGAGACGTATGTCTACTACGAGGACGAGTACGACCTGGCTTCGGACTTCCTTCGGCCGGTGGACATGCAGCAGTTCTCGGATCAGATGTCGATCGAGTTGATCGGGAGGACGGAGTTCCGCAGGCGCTACCCGGTCAATGCCACGACTGGCCGGCCGACAGTAGCAACCCTCATTGACTCTGGACCATCTGGGAATACCACGCCGGTTCGCAGAGTGAAGTTCTACAAGCCGCCCTCGACCGCGATGAACATCCCGTACACCTACATCACGTCGAACCTTGCGGTGAGCTCGGCAGGAGTTGCGGCTGCGAATATGTCTGCCGCCACGGATGAACCCATCGTCCCGCTTCGCTACCGGCATGCGCTGGTCTTTCATGCCCTGACGCACTGGTACAGGGACAAGAAGGACGACGTTCGCATGGAAGCAGCCAAGGGCGAGTACACGGACCTGATGCTGCGGATCGTGAGCGACGTGGAAGTAGGGGGCGTCAGGCCGCAAATCCGGCCGCGGGTGTCCGAGTACCGCCGGAGTGCCAATCGGCCTTGGGGCGGGCGTTCATTCACCCCGGGATCCTGATGGCCGACTTCCGGGAAATGCGGCGCGTGGCCTGGACAACGATTGTGGAGGCGTTCGGGCTGTCGGTATCGGATGCTTCTACGCTTATCTTTCAGGCTCCGACGTACACGGTATTGACTCTCCCAACCGCTGCCACCTATCCCCGCGGAGTGATTTACGTGAGCGATCAATCGACCGGGGCCGAACTTGCATTCTCGGATGGTTCGGACTGGCGGATTTTCAGCACCAGGGCGGTAGTTTCCTGATGGCCGCCCTGAGAACCCTGACGCTGCGGCACTTCTTCGGTGGCGGGTATGCAACCGACTTCGGCCCATCGGCTGACGTATCACCTGACGCTTCCGGCAAGGTGACGATCCCGTTTCTGGTCGATGCCGACGACGTGCTGTTCGAACTGGACGGTGGTCCCAGGAAGGCTGGTGGGGCCTCGAAGGTCAATTCCTCAGCCCTCGAGTCCGCGGCGAAGGTCATGGGGGTCTACGACTACTGGCGGCAAGGCGGATCCGGTGCCCCTGCTCGTAGGCGGATTGTGCATTGCGGAACTAAGGTGTTGGCCGATACGGACGATGCCTCGTTTGTGACAGAACTGGCTACCGGGTTCCAGTCCGAAGCGGTCCCGTCCTATTCGACCTTCGACGACCTGTTGATCTTCTCCTCAGACTCGACGGTAGACGTTCCAAGGTCATGGGACCAGACCACCGCCCAGAACCTCGCAGGAAGCCCGCCACGCTTCTCCTTCTCGGTGTCGCACAAGAACCGCCTCTGGGCTGCTGGCGTGTACTCAGCCCCCTCCAGGCTGTACTACAGCAGCAATACGGACCCGGAGGACTGGACGACTACCGGGGGCTCGATCGACATAGACCCGAACGACGGGGACATCATCACAGGGCTGGTTAGCCACAAGGACGAGCTCTGGGTGTTCAAGGGGCCGAACAAGGGCTCCATTCACCGGATCACCGGCTCGAGCCCTACCGGGTCGGACGGCTTTGCTCGGAAGAACTTCGTGGTCGGGCTTGGGGCCTGCTGGCACAACGCCATCTTCCGGTTTGCCGATGACATCGGGTTCGTCAGCCAGTACGGCTCGGTGCATAGCCTTGCGGCTACCGCGGCATACGGGGACTTCTTTCAGGCCAGTCTTTCCCGGCCGATCAACAACGGCTGGATCAAGGCGAACCTGAACTACAACCGGCTGCGGAACGTGTCCGCGGCTACGGACCCTCTTTCCGGGCTGGTGTTCATTACCGGCTCCTGGTCCGGGGCGACCTCGAACAACAAGGTCATGGTCATGGACTTCAGGAGCGCCCCGGACATCATCCGGTGGTCGAAGATCAACTCCTACGCAGCTGCAAGCCTCGGGCTGTTCGTGGATACGAGCGGGCTGAGAAGGATACTGGCCGGCGGGAATGACGGCTTCGTGCGGCGTCTGAACATCGCGGACAGGTCGATTGATACCACGACCGGACTCGCCTACAAGGTGACGACGCCTACTCTGAATTATGGCCAACCTATGACCATGAAGACCTTGGAGCGCGGGGCCATCGGGATTGCTCCCAAAGGCAACTTTTCCTTCACGTTCGCATGGACGCGGGACGATAACGCAGAGCAAACGCTGACTGTCGCTCAAGGTGGAGCGGATGTACTTGGTACTGCTTCCGCCAATCAGTTCACGCTCAATACATCTACATTGGGCGGGAGCCAGTTCGTTGACATCTTCCACGAATTTGGTGAAGAAGGTGGAGAATGCAGAGCAGCTTCATATCGAATCACGGATAGCGCAAACGCTCAAGACATTGAGCTACATAGTCTGACGGTGGCGCTACATATAGATGCGGAAAGCACAGAAAATTAACGGTAACTCTAAGCTGTGCAGCAAGTGTGGCATGGCGAAGCATTTGGACGACTTTTGTTTTTCAAAAAGTGGTCCCCTTGAACGCACATCGCATTGCAAATCTTGCTTGCGAGAGATGCGAACAAATAATCGCGACAAATTAATGCTGCGCCAGAAAGAACATTACCGGAGGAATAAGGAACGTTTTAGGGTGCGTCAGAACGCATACGACAAGGCTCACGCGGATCATTTCAGGGAGCTAAAGCAAACAGAAGCCTATAAGGCTAAAAAAGCTGAATGGGATAGAGCAGACTACGAGCGGCATAAAGAACAACGCAAAGCAGCAACCAAGGAATATGCGTCTTCTCATCCGGACAAATATCGTAAATACAGAATGGATTGGAAACGCCGCAATCCAGGATCTCACTTGAAGTACAAAGCGATCAAACGTGGCGCATTCGTGGAATACGTTAACGTAGCAGAGGTATATGAACGTGATCTTGGTCTTTGCGGAATATGTGGATTGCCTGTTGGCTCCGGAGAATTCCAACTAGATCACCGCATCCCGTTATCACGTGGTGGGGAGCATAGTTACGCGAACTGCCAAAGTTCACATGCGCTCTGCAACATCAAGAAATTTGATCGTATGCCAGAAGATTGCGCGCATCTTTGGAGGAGATCGTAATGGCCTTAGCGCGAGTCACTACTTGGAGTTCGGGCGAGGTGCTCACGGCGGCGGCGCTCAACGCGGAGTACGACAACATATTGTCCAACGCCCTCTCCCTGATCTCCCCGATCACTGGAACACTCGACCTGAACGGCAATGAGCTTGTCCTAGACGTTGACGCCGACACGAGTTTGACCTCTGACACAGACGATCAGATTGATTGGCGGATTGGAGGAACGGATGTAATCGTCTGGTCGCTCACTGCGATGGTGTTCAATGAGCAGGGCGCTGACATCAATTTCCGTGTCGAGAGTGATACGAACGCAAATGCCTTGTTCCTCGATGCGGGCCTGTTCACCGGGGTAGGGGCTATCGGGTTGGCGGCTGCGGCTACGGATGCGGCTGTAGTCCTGATCGACAACCCGGCGCTGACGGCTACGGCGGCGACGAACATTGCGAAGCTGAGGATCGAGAACACCGCGGCGATCACCGTACCTGCTGGCGTCACCGCTCTTGCCGCTTCGCTCTCGATTGACGAGCCGAACCTTACGGCTACGGGGACGATCACGGTAGCGGCCACGGTCTATATCGAAGCGGCCCCGAGCGAGGGGAGCAGCAACTACGCGCTGTGGATAGATGCGGGCAATACCAGGCTTGACGGCGACCTTGACATTCGTGGTGGCGATCTCACCACAGATCAGACGACCTTCAATCTTCTCGATACCACCGCGACGACGATCAACTTCGCTGGTGCCGCGACGACCTTGGGTATTGGGGCGGATACCGGAACAACGACCTTCGCTGGCTCGACCATACCGCAGCGGAGTTCCAGCATAGACACCACCACAGTTGCGGCAGATGCCAATGGGCATCTCCTACATCCAACAGCCGACAACAACCCGCGCACCTTCACCATCGACAGCGACGCGAACGTGCCCTATCCGGTCGGCACGGCGATCACGTTTGTCAACGAGATCAATACCCTGACCATCGCCATCACCTCCGACACATTGGTTCTCGCTGGTCCTGGAACCACCGGAAGCCGCACACTCGCGGCAATGGGAATGGCAACTGCACTGAAAAAGACAACGACGAGTTGGATCATCAGCGGGACGGGGCTTACCTGATGCCAATACAACAAGTCCTGACGGCTGGCGGAGGTTCAGGTAGCGGCCAGGAATTTCTTACCTCCGGTACAACGTGGGCGGTGCCTGCGGACTTCAGCACGATAAACAAGATTGAATGTATTGGTGGAGGCGCTGGTGGTGTATCGGATGCAGGAGGAGGCGGCGGCGGTGCTTACTCCAAAGTAACCAATTTCCTTGCATCCTTTGGGCAAACGCTGACGATCCAGATAGGTCAGGGCGGGGGTATCGGTGTTTCTGGAACCGATACCTGGATCAGCGATACGGGTGTCGCGCCAACAACCACCAGCGAAGGTTGTCTTGCCAAGGGTGGCTCTACTGGCAGTGGGAGCAACGGCGGAGCTGGTGGCGTAGCCGCAAGCGGTATTGGAGATACAAAGTCATCCGGCGGCACTGGCGGAAATTACGGTGCAAGCACAGGATTGGGGGGCGGCGGCGGAGCGGCAGGGCCTCTTGGTGCTGGTGCTATTGGTGGGAATGGGGTTGGAGGCGGTGGTGGGGGCGGTGGAAATGGTGGTGGTAGTGCCGGAACCGTTGGTGGAGCGAATGACGGTGGCGCAGGCGGTAACAATCAAGGCGGCACTGGTGGGGGCGCTGGCGGCACTGCTGGGGGCGCTGGTGCAAATGGATCAAACGGCGGCGGAGGCGGTGGAGGCTCTGATTCCGCCAACAGCGGCAATGGCGGTGCCGGAATTGAGTGGACGACGCACGGCTCTGGTGGAGGGGGCGGCGGAACTGGAAGCGTAATCAGTGCCGCCGGAGCAAATGGCGGTCTTTACGGTGGCGGTGGTGGAGGAATCTCAAGCGGCGGCTCGCCCACCGGCGGTCAGGGTGCCGATGGGCTCATCGTTATTTCGTGGGGCAGCTTTGCTTAAATCAGAACTGATACAGGATTTCGACCGAGGTTGTGCTGATTCGGTCCAGATCGTTCCCCGAGCCGAACATCTCGGACTTGGGCTTGATCCGTTCGTACATCAGCCGCATTCGAAGCTGCGGAATCATCTCGTATTCCGCACCGATACCGAGGCCAAGCAGAGTCTCCGAAGCATTCGCGGATTCGCTCGACTGCGCCAGCACTGCACAAGTCGTCGGAGTCGGGCACTGAGTCGTGATGTTCGTTTCGGAATAGCGGGCTTTCATGCGATATGCGCTTACGCGACCGATGGCCGACAGATTGGACGTGATGGGCATGGTCCCGAGAACCGACAGACTGTAGCCGCTCGCATCGTCCCACACACGCTTGGAAAAGGTGGCCGTGTCAGGTGCGACTTGAACGGAAAACGAACGCTCAAGGAGCGAATCCGGGCGGAAGGTAGAGGCTTCGACGGAAAAATACTTCGCTACTTGGTATCCAACGATCAGCGACGGGGCCGCACCAGAGTCCGATCCAACTTCGGCTTCGGCACGGATACTCGACGCACCAGCGCCCACGTACAGTTGGGCCTGAGCCGAGAAAGCGACGATGGAAAGCGCGGCGATTGCGAGAATGCGTTTCATGATTTCTCCTTTCGTAAATACTCGGTTATGGCTCGCCGGATGTGCTCAGCGACAGAGGTATCTGTTTTCTTTGCCAAAGCCCGGAGTGCCTTCAATAGCGGCTCGGGGATGAACATCTGCAGACGCCTCATACACACATCATCCACATATCTGGCAAGAAGTCAAGCGATATGCTGACCACACAGACTAGTACCACTGTTACATCGGTTAAGCCCTCGCGCGCCCAAGTGGTACGTGACTCTGTGGTGGTGCGCTTGGCCGTCGCTGAGGCTGGCCCAATGATTGCCGAGATCCTGAAGGAGAACGACATCGAGTTGAACGGGGCTGACTGGTCTAAGGTGTTCCCGCACTGGTTGATCGCCACAGAAGGCGACCAAGTGATAGGTTGCGTGCAGGTAGTCATGTCCAAGCCGATTGGCTACCTGGAGTTCCTGTTCGTGCGGCCGTCCGTCAGCTTCAAGCTGCGGGCGATTGCGCTACGGAAGCTCGCCATTCAAGGCATGGCGACCCTGTATCACGGAGGTTCGCAGTACGTGGCAGGGATGGTTGCCGTCAAGGATCAGAAGTTTCTCGATGTGATCGAGAAGCTGAACGTGAAGCCGCTCTACACTGCGCATCTTGTTTGCAAAAGGCTGGCATAGATGTCCACGAAGACCAAAGTTACAAACGCTCCGCCGACCGAGCAAGAAACGGCGCTGATGAAGTTGCAGAGCGAGTTGGCTACGCGCCAGCTTGCCCAGATCGACGAATTGCAGCCGTTCCAGACTGAGCTTGTGCGGCAGTCGATGGAGGAACTGAAGCGTCAGGGTGCTATCTCCTCGGCGATCGGTGCGGCTGTAACCCCGGAGCAGGAAGCAGAACAGTACAAGGCCGACTTCGAGCGCTCGCAACGTCTGGGCCCTATTCAGGACGAACTGCTGCAGATCCAACTGGATGCTGCAAGGCAGGGGGGCCGTCCGACCGAGGAACAGTTGGCGCTCATCAAGGAGGCTACGGATAGAGGCATCGAATCCGGGACTGCGGACATTGATCTGTCCACGAAGCGAGGTATCGGGCTCATCTCGGACGAGCTTGCGAATTCCAGGGGGCTGAGGCTTTCGGATTCCCCGATCATGAACGAGGCCGGGAACCTAGTTGCAGGTTCCGAGGACTTGAAGGCGAATCTCATCAGGTCCATGCGGTCGAATGAAGCAAACGCCGCCCTGAACTATCCTCTTGCGGCGGCTGGAGTAACGAGCGGGATCAACTTCAACCAGCAGAATCTTGCCGAGCAGTCAAAGGCGTTTCAGGCCGAACTTCGGCAGCGTGCTTTCCAGAACCGTCTTGCCTTCACTGGGCAGACCGGGCAATCCGGGCTTGGGCTTGCTTCTGCGAGCAGGGCTCCGTTCCAGAGTTTCGGCGGCGGTGGGCAAAGTAATAGCAAGAAAGGTATCGGATTGACGGAAGCGGCACAGATTGCTGGCGCTGCTTACGGGGCATACTCAATGTATGCGGCTGCAGCGGCATGAAATAGACCAGAGGTAACGATGGCTGAACTCTTTCAGGATGAAATGGCGGCGCTTGGCATTGCCGACACTGGCTCCGCAACTACGGCGCCCGCTTCAGGTATTGGCATGTCGCCAGCACAACCACGGGTCGATTCCAGAAGCGGCACAGACAAATTCTTTGACGTTCTCGGCGGGGCGAGCGCAGGTTTTTTCGGCAAGCCGTTGCCGAATCAAGTGCGCGCCGAAGCCGAGAGAAAGAAACGCACCCTGGAGTTGCAGGAACTCAGTACATTCACGAACGCTCTTGAGGAAGGGGTAAAGCTCACCGAGGGCTTGGAGGGGCCGGAGCGTGACAACTTCGTGAAGTCCTACAAGACGAGGCTGAATGCCTTGGAAGGCGGGCTTGGGGATACCTACGAGGCTGCGACGAAGCGGCCAGAGATGCTGACCAAGTTCCGGGAAGTCCTGCCCCATCTGCCCGAGCATCTTCGCAAGATGGCCGAGGCAAATCCAAAGGGCTTCCTGAAGTTCGCCGGCACGGCTGAGGGCGTCAAGGTAATGGGGCAGGCTGACGACCAGCGGATCCTGTCCGTCGCCACTAAGAAGGTCCAGACGACGATGATGGGCCTGCAGCAGCTTATCAAGCCGGAGAAGCTGGCCGAGTTCAACAAGGACGGCGTGCTGACGGCTTCGGAAATCCGGGAGATGCAGGCGGACCTCCCGGAACCGCTTCGCCTGTCGGACTCGGAAGCGGCTGCGATCGGCCGGAATGACGAATCGTTCTGGACCAGCCTTGGCGTTCTGTCCGGCAAGGGCGAGCAGGACTTGATGAAGAAGCGTTCTGAGAAAGCCGGTGACGCCCCGCAGTCGAGAAAAGTGCGCCGCGGTGACAAGGAAATCACTCAGGAGTTCAGGAACGGGAAGTGGGTCGATGTCGAGTCCGGGGCAGCGTTCAAGCCGAAAGAAGGCGATACGGTGAGCGAAGCCGACATCGTGAACCGGGAGTTCAAACTGTCCGATGACTACCGGGCTGATACGAAGAAGTTCGCGGAACGACGGCCGCTATTCGACTCGGCGACCGACTACATGGCGAATCGCAAGGACGGGAAGACTTCCGCTGGCGATGCTGCGCTGATGTTCGCCTACGCGAAGATGCGCGACCCGAACGACAGGCTGGCCGTGTCCGAGACTAGGGACTTGGTGAAGCTCGGCAACATCTTCGAGCGCTTCGGGGTGAGCGTAACCGGGGTTCTCGAAAAGGGCGAGACTCTGCCTGACCGCGTGGCGAAGGATATGTACGCGGAAATCCGGCGTGCCTTCACCGAGCAGAACAGGCAGCAGGCGAAGATCGAAGCCGACTACCGCAGAAGGACCACAGACTACAAAGGCAATGCTGACCGCGTGGTGAGGCCCCTCGCTATCCCTGAAGATCAACTGACGGGGAAGGGCAAACCGAAGGACGGCAAGGAAGGTGAGCCAGAAGCCCGGAAGGCCATCGGCAACGTCAACTACGTGAAGATCAAGGGGCAGTGGTACGAGGAGCGATGAGCCACGAGCAATCCGAGACGATTCAGTTACCGAGCGGAAAGTGGGCCAATGTCTACGGCAGTAAGACTCCCAAGGCTGGGCAGCGCTTGCCTGACGATCAAGAGTATGACTCCGCGGATCAAGCCGTATCTGCAGCCAAAGTTCGCTCTGAGGCCGCTGGAATGAAGCCCGTCACTGACCCAGCGCTCCTCGAGCAGCTTGAAGCCCGCCAGCCAATCACCGACCAGTCCATCCTGAGCCAACTGGAAGGCGAGGGTCCGCTTTCGGCCAATCTGCGTAAGATCGACGAGCAGACGAGGGCCGAGCAGTTCGAGGAACCCGGCAACTTCTCCTACCTGTTCAACCGGCTGAAGAAGGGCTTTGCCGGGTTCATGGGCCTGCCTGGAGACGTTACGCAGTTGATCCGTAGCGCTCCCCCAGCACCGACGACGATGGGAGCTTTTACGTCCGCGGAACGCTCCGGGGCTCCGATCACGGTGGATATGCCTACGCCTACTCCCGTCATGGCTACGTCAGAACAATACAGGGAGGGTTTCGGCGTCGATCCAAAGATGAAGACGGGAAAGGACTGGCTTCGCTATACCGGGGGCGTGGCGGAAATGGCCGGGGCTGGAGGACCGTTCGGCCTTGCCACGAATCCCGCAGCGCTGCTCCCGCTTGCTACTGGCATTACTGGGTCAGGGGTAGGCATGGAGGCTGGCGGAGACGTTGCTGAGGGCCTTGGCCTTAACCGGCAGGCAGGGGAAGCGGCTGGAGCCCTGACTGGCGGGCTTGTCAGCGCCATCGCTCCAAACGTGGCAGCGAAGGGCGTCGGAGCGCTCCATCGCAAGTTCTCGCCATCCGCCCAGAAGTCCCTTGCCGAGTCCGCAGCCAGCAAGGAAATTGGCCTGCAACTCGAGTCATACCCGCCCTCTAAAGCGAACATCGCGCGCAGCCTGGAAGTATCCGATGAGATGGCGAAGGTCAACGCAGATTTCTCCCCGTCGCTCCCTGCCCGTAGTGGCGCCCCGGGATTACTGGCAGAGGAAAAGCGTCTCGTCGCCCAGAGCCCCAGGACCCTGAATAAAGCCGTGGAGCGGGTCGAGGAGAATCAGCAGGCCATCCGCAAATTCCTTGACGAGAAGTTTAAGCCTGTAGGTGGGCCTACTGCGGCTTCCAAGGTGGCGGCGTTGCAGAAACAATCCGTTGTCCGGCTTGAGGGCATGAAAACGGCGATCGACGACAAGCTCGATGACGCGGTGCGGGTGTTCGAATCGAATCCCTCCAACTTCGAAAATGGCAAGCGTCTCAGGGACCTGTTCTTCAAGCAGAAGGAAGTCTATTCCGGTATCCGCGGGCAGAAGTACCAAGCCGTCTATGAGGCGGCTGACCGGGCTGGCTTGCGGGTGAAGATCGACGACGCCGTGCAGTACGTCGATGACGTTCTCAAAAACGAGATGAACGCCTATCAGCAGTCAGAGATTCCTTCGGTATTCAGAAAACTTGCAAAGAGTGCTGGCAAGGACGTTCCGGACGATGTGAAGGACTTCGTTGCGCGTCAGATGCCGAAGCCTGAAACTCCAGAGCAGGTAGCCTCGCACCTCCAGTCTATCCGGAAAGCCGCCGCTGCCAAGCCAGAACCGCCCAAGGACATCTCATTCGCCGAACTGCACTCACTCTATAAGAGAACGAACTCTGACATTGCCTCTCTGCGCGGCTCTATGGCAGCGGACAAGGACTTCAAGATGATGCTGCTGGATGGCCTGAAGACCAAGTTGACCGAGAAGCTGGCTACGTTCGAGGGAGCAGGTTACGGGGAAGTGGCGATCAAGTTCAAGGAAGCGAATCGTTTCTACTCCCAGGAGTACCTGCCTCGGTTCAAGCAGGGCTTCGGCGGCGACATCGCGGCCAGATATTCGACCGGGGAATTCCGTACCGCTGACCAGATGATAACCGGCATGGTCACGAAGGCGAACAACACGCAGGCAGCCAAGGACTTCAAGCTGCTGTTCGATGACATCCCGGAAGCGCACCAAGCACTCAGGGCCGGGTATCTGGACGAGCTCTACCGCAATACCGGAGTCATCGGCAAAGACGGCCGTATCGTCCAGCGCTCCCTCGATACGTTCCTGCGAAAGCATGAGCCGACCCTGAAGGAGTTTCCGGCCATCAAGACGGAATTGAAGCAACTCGCTCTGGACAACGAGGCGTTGCTGGCTAGACGTGCCCACATAGTCGCCGCGGAGAAGAAGCTGGCAGCGCAGGACTTGTTCAAGCTGTTCCAGGGCCGTGATCCGACCGTTATCCTCACGGAAGCGACCACGAAGCCCAATGCCATGCGGGCTCTCGCATATCAAGCGAGAAAGGATCCGAACATGGCGAAAGGGCTTACTCGAGGAATTGCCGAGCACGTAGCGCACCAGCCGGATCCTGCGGCCTTCCTCGCCGCCAATGAAGACGCCATCCGTATCGGCTTGAAGTCTTTGGGGGATGAGCACTTCAAGAACCTGCAGACCGCTGTAGACGCTATGACGATCAACTCGAGGAACCCAGTCACCATGACTGTCGGCGCCGGCAGCATCTCTCCAGACCAGCTGGCATCCGGCATCGGTAGCTCCCCGCGGGCGCTGGTATCGGCCTACCTGAGCGTACAACGCGGCCGTACTGGGACTGAGCAGGAGGCTGCTGCCATTCTCGGGCGATGGTTCGATAAGCTGCGCCGTGAGCACAAGCTGGTTGCGATGGAGGCCGTGTTCTACGACAAGGACACGGCCAGGGCCCTAGCGAACGTGGTCAAGAGCCCGCAGAGCGAAAAGGTCAACTTGGACTTCGTAACCCAGATGACTTCCCTCGGTGTTCGTGCGTCCGTGGCTATGCAGGAATGACTAGAAATGCGCCGCCAATCCAAATACAACGTGTCACCGCTTCATAAGGATGTGAAGTACGGCTCTGGCGGCAGGGCTGCTGGTCAATTTGTCATCGGGGACGGCGAATCCAAGCCCGTCTACAACTTCCTGCTGCTGCAGGAGAACCGAATCCCAATCGCCCAGGAGGACGGAAAGCACATCTTCCTCGAGGACGCCAATGCCTAGCAGCCCTCTCGGCGATCCGATTTCCTCGCTGACCGAGGCAACGAGTCTCGACGGCACGGAAACAGTCGCGGTCGTCCAGAACACCAAGACGAAGCGCAGCCTGCTGTCCACGATTGCCGATTACGTCATTCAGACGGCGACCTCCTTCGCCCAGTCCGGTACTGCACCCACTTCACGGACGGTTGAGGACGTAGAGCGGGCGATTGTCCGGTCGGGGGACTTTGCCCTCAACGTCAACTATCTTGCCCGCCTTGAGGCCCTGACCGAGACGATAGGTGTAGCGCGACTCAACATCCAGACCGAGAACGGCATCAGGTTCCAGACAGAAGATGCGCCTTTCACCCTATCGGCCCATCAGACTACCTTCAACGGGACGGTGGATAACGTCCTCCAGTTTGGCTACAACGTCACGGAAGGGGCGGCTGGAACAAGGATAGACACAGCAGAGCCATACCTGAAACTCTCTCTTGAGTCTGACTATAACAACGGGTCGGCTCATTTGATGGAAGTCAACCTCGACTATCTATCTGATGACGGACTCACTGCGATTCGTTTTAGTTCCTTCAATGTTGACAGGTCAACGCATGTAGGGGCGTGGGCATTTGCTGGAACCAGCCTCAAGTTCTGGAAAACAGATGTAGAGACTGGGCCACACTTCGACATCGACCTGACAAACCTTACCAGCACAGAAGTCATAACCCTGCGTGTTGCTGGTGGCTCAAATGAGCAATTCCAGTTCGGTCCTGCAACCGCTGGCGTCCTTACAACTTTCTCATTTGGCTTCGGTGCTCTATCTGGTTCTGGCGGCACTTTGAGTACCACTGGAACGGAGGTAGCTCAAAAGATAGGAGCGACCTCAGTAACCATGGTCACTGCGACAGGGCTTGGGGTATTTGCCAATCCATCACAAGCTTTTGACGTCACAAAATCAAACAACGGCACGGATGTAATCGCTTTAGTTGCCAATACATCAAACACGGCTAGTTCCGGTTCCAGGCTAAACCTTCAGGTCGCTGGTACGTCCGGCGGCGATGCGTGGATTCACATGCGCGTAGCCGGAGTAGCAAGCTGGGCGATGGGGCTGGACAACAGCGATGCGGATGCGTTCGTTATAAGCGAAGCGATTGGACTGGGTTCTAACAATCGCTTCAAGATCGCCGCTGGTGGAGTGGTGACTATTCCTAGCCTAGCCGGAACAGGATCACGAACCGTTGTTGCTGATGCCAATGGAGTATTGAGCGCGCCATGACCAAAGACGAAGCAAGCGTTAACGCCCTCATCCGCGAGCTTTCGGAGCAGCGCGGGATTCTAGGAAATAGATCGGCGCAAATGGCCGCATCGAATGCAGCGTTGGCTTACGAGAACGAGGAACTAAAAAAGCGTATCGCAGAGCTTGAGAAGAAGCCAGAGCCGGAAGCGCCCGTTTGAACAACCGAGGAAAGCGGGACAGCGAAGAATGAACGGAGAACATCCAATTGCAGAGGACCACGAGGGGCGCATCAGCGCTCTGGAGCGTTTGCATATGGATCTCGAAAAACGCTTTGCTGCAGCCTTCCCAGGAGGCGATCACATCGGCCACTGCCGCTATCACGACCTGATGATCGAGGACATCGCCACGAGGAAACGCCTGCGCGAGGCCATCATGCAGAAGACCCTCGCCGGGTTAGTGTGGGCGGGCGTGATCGTAGTCGGTGTCTCTATGTGGCAGTGGGTGAAATCTCTCTTACGGTGAAGCCATGACCAAGGAAATCGTAGCTGGCATTCTCGGACTCGCAAGCGTTGCCGGCGGTGGATTCGGCGCACACAAGTATCTGGACTCGACCTACGCCGAAATAGAGCCGGTCATGGTCGCTGGCGCTCAGGTCAATTTCATCCTGGAGCGGCAGGAGGAGGGCTTGGTACGCGAGATCGCTGCGCTTGAGCGCGAGCAAGCGCGCGTTGGGAGACTGACGCCGACGCAGCGTGACCATCTTGAGGGGCTACGCAAGCGCCTGGACGAACTGCGCCAAGTTCGGAAGGGGAAGAAATGAACATGCCCATGCTCAAGTCACGCGGCAGGGAGAGCACCACGCTGAACTTCGTAGCCGCCTCGTGGCTGGCGATGACGGTCATGTTCATGTGGAAGGGAACGGCGGCTGACATCCTCACCTACGGCTCGGCGGTCGGGGCGATTCTTCTGGTGTGGCTCGGGCGTGAGTGGACCGAGAAGGTCAGCGTGCCCAAAATGGAGACGAGGCCTTGATTACCCTTGAGCACTATTTCCGCAAGCCGCACAGCCAAGATCAGACTCTCGCCGCCTCAGAGTTGCTGACCAAAGTCAACTCGCTCGTCAACGAAGCCGTGTCTCTGGATGCCTACACTTGGCGGGACGATCAGGACACGTCCTGCCCGATTTCTGGTAGTCAAGGCGGGGACGGGGACGGCGGATTTCGCACGCCGGGATCTGGCACAGGAGCGCCAGCCTCCAGCCATCGCCAAGCAAAGGCGGTGGATGTGTACGACCCCAGCGACCTTCTAGACAAGTGGCTCGACCAGTTCGAGGGCGAGAACGGCGACAACGCGAAGCTCGCCAAGCATGGGCTCTACCGGGAGCACGGCAGCAAAACTCCGGGCTGGTGTCATTTGACGACTAGGGCACCGGGCAGCGGCCGGCGGACGTTCTACCCATGATGGGCCTACCGATCGGCTGGATCGTGGCAGGAGTGCTGGCCGTGGGTGCCGGCGGGTACATCCTGCACTGCGAGAACGTGAAGCAGGACCGCCAGCAGATCATTGCCAGCTTGGAAGCCCAAGCCGCGGAGCAGGAACGCCGGAACACGGAACGCATCGCCAGGGACAAGAAAGCCAAGGAGACAGCCGATGAAGCAGCGAAACGCCAGATGGCTATTTTGCAGCGCACTATTGTCAGGCTGCGCAACGACCGTGAGCGCGCCCCAAGTCTGCCCGCCGCCCCCGCCACTACCAGCCGCCCTGACCTCGCCTGTTTCGACCGAGCCGAGCTTGCTGGAGCGGTGGGAAACTTTGAGGCAGGCGTGGAAAGCCTCATTGGAGAAGGCGCAGCGGCAGCCATAGGGCTCGATACGGCTAGGGACTGGGCCAAGTCCCTCCCCGCCGCAGCCCCGCTCTGAGGCCACTGTGGGCCTTCCTAGGGCTATCCTGTGCAGGGCGGTCCAAGTGGTCAGGGCTTGACAGCAGGACTCAAAATCCGCCGGGGTCAAACCCGTGGGGGTTCAAATCCCCCTTCCGGCACTAGGACTTAGGCGTGTTTCTTGAGCCTTGGACGAGAATCACGTCCCCGCGCCCTCCCTGAGACGCGCGGCAGACCGTCTACAGCCTCCCTCAGATGCTCATGGGCTAGGTGGGCGTAGCGGCTGGTCACGGCGAGGCTGGAATGCCCCAGGAGATCCCTGACCACGGTGAGGCTGGAACCGCTCTGCACGAGCCAGGAGGCGTAGGTATGCCGGAGGTCATGGAACCTGACGTGCTCCATCCCAGCCTTCCTGCGGGCCTCCCTGAAGCCCCATTCGAGGCCATCGGGGGAAAGCCGGATTGGCAGGCGGACCCCGGCAGCTTCAGGTGGCAGGGGAACGATCCGTGGCCGGCCGTTCTTCGTGTCCTTCAGGACCAGCGACCCGTCCCGACTGTCTTCGGGCTGCAGGCTCAGGAGTTCCCCGCGGCGTAACCCGGTCAGGGCGGCGAGCATGATGGCGTCCCGCACCGACCTAGAAGCGTGGCCGGCGAGCTCCTTGACTTGGGCCGGCGTGAGGAAGACGTGCCGCTGCTTCTCCCCCGGTAGGAGCGTGATCCGGTCCCCAAGCGGCTGATCGAGCCATCCCCACTGCCTCTGAGCCAGCCGGGCGACCCTACGCAGGACAGCCAGTTTCCGGTTGACCGTGGCAGGAGCGGCTTTCCTCTTGATGGCGTCGGCCTTCAGCATCTCGGACACGTCTACTATCTCGGTGAGCGATCGGCTCTTGGCGAAGGGGTAGATCGTGCGGACCTTCTTGATGAGGTCGGCGTGGGAGCGGAGCGTTGCGGCTTCCCCGGTCAGCCAACGGTGTAGAGCTTCCTCGAGCGTGTACTGCGGCGTCCTTCCAACTCGATGATCTTCGAGCCGTCCCCGTGTCCTGCGTTCCCACTCGAAAGCATCCGCCCTACGCCCAAAAGAGCGGCTAAGTCGCCTGCCGCCAAACTGAATCCGGGATTCCCAGGTCTTTCCGTGGCGCCTGACCGGCAAAGGTACTCCTCCCAAGCCTCGGCCCGGATTCTAACAAGAGCCCCAAGTCGTATGGTCTTGAGCCTGCCGGCGAGGATCTGGCGCCTGATGTGCCGCGGCGAACACTTCGCCCTGGCAGCGCAATCCTCGATCGTCAGGAGGTCAGTCATTCAAGCCAACCTAGTTTCCAGCTAACTGCTGCCATCATCACTCCACAAAGCAACCAGTAGTACCAAGGCTGCTGGCCGAATAGAGACAGAACGATGAAGTAGCCGATGACCATTCCCAAGGTCGCGCACAACACTGTTAGCAAGGATTTCATGCGCTGCGGTTCTGTACCGAGCGAAGGGTAGCCCGAGCTGGGATCGAACCAGCGACCAAGCCCTTATAAAGGACACGCTCTACCACTGAGCTATCGGGCATTGTCTTTTTCTAAAACCCACCCGCAAAGAGGGCACTGTGTTGGTTCTGAAATATCTCGGCGCTGATACTCTAATTGCGTAGCTGCGGCACGGCTAAACTGCCTGATCAGTTCGCGCTCAACGTCACTAGGCGCGTTCTTTGTCATCCACGCAGTCAGCTTGTCCACGTCCCATTTCGTCAGATGTATCGGTTGGCTCATGTGATTAATTCCCGTAGTCCAGAGCTACAATTTTCCCATCCAACATTCCGAAGCTGTCTATCTTCGGCTCGCATGGCACATAGTAGTCGTCACCGACTAGCCAGCCGTTAGCAATTGTCGGCTCGAAAGTGCTCCATTGCTCCTCAGTGAGTGGCTGGGCGCGGCGCATGACTACTAGTAGTCCTCCTGGTATCGACCACACCACGGGGCACAACTCTGGCCAACCAGCGGCACTGAAATCGACCTCTTGCATATTGGCTACCAAACCGAGCAGTAGATGCTTCCAAGACGGAGCAAACGGAATCTTGAAGACGTAACGCTTCGTCAGGAACACGGCGCGTGTTGCCCCGTAGTTGATCTCGCATCTCTGACGGATTGCTTCGCTCACGTCTTCGCCCGGTCGATGGTAGGGCGAGCGTCGTCGTGGAACTCCCACCAGAGGCGTTGCAAGGCGTCAAGTTCGGATTTCTTCCATCCGATAGACAGACAGAAGAACAGCCATTGAGAACAGGCCTCGATCTGTTTGCGAGTCCTATGGCTGCTATCCAGAGTAAGGCGAGGCGTCACGGCTTTGTAGTCCACTTCGCAGCGAACTTGCTGATTTCCTCGTCAACGGCTTTGTCCAGCGATTCCGGGTCGCTATGCGTGCTCCACGACTCCGCCACATTTCCAGCGCTATCGTGCTGGCAGGAGTGCTCTCGCAGCCACCAGTAGCGCAGCGCATAGTCGCACAGGGCGTCTGGGGATTCATGCGAGTGCCCAGCGTTTTTCCAGTATTGACGCAGAACGCCACGCATCGTTTCGATCTGGTAGCGATCTAAGGGCATAATTTCTCCTCGTTCTCAGAGGGCAAAGGCTTTGGCAGTGCGTTCTGGATAGCATTGCTGGGTTTGAGTGGCGCGGCCTTTTGTCCATCGCTGTTATAGACGCCCTCAGGTTCTTTACCTGCTATCAAGTACAAGTCGATTGCCGCCAACAATCCAGTCCCAAAAAACATCATAGTCACGAATAACGCTACCTCAAACTCTTGTGCTTTCCAATCATTCATGGCTGCTGATCTCCAGACTGGCGCTCGTGAACCGAGCGGAGGTATTCCGTTGCGCGCCTCCCGATGGCCTTCATGGAAGCCTCTTGGCGGTTAGCCGCTTCCGCCGCGTCGGAAATCTCCTGAAGCAGACAATCCACAACCTCCGTTAGATGGTTGAGATTCACCAGCCTGGCAACATCGACTTCATGTTTGCCAACTGCGCGCACTGGTCCGACAAGTTCCATGACAACGTTATAGGCGTTGTAGTTGACCATCTATTTCTCCTCTATGTCGTCGGGCGAAGGATCGGGCATCCGGTACAGAGCCTCAACGTAGCCGCGATCCTGCGTGAACACGGGCGGCTCGGTGTCGAACTGCCATTCCCGGCGCTCGCACGTCTCACCCGTCTGCGGCACGGGCTTGAGAACCTTGACCGGCTTGCAGACAGTGCCGCGCTTGTAGATCGTAGGCGTGTCCTCCCACGGCTTCCCGGCTTCACGCAGGCGGTCGATCATGCCTCGGCTGTCCACGCCATGCAGGGCTTTGTGGGAGAACTGAGCCTGCGCGCACATGCTGATGCTGTTCCTGGTGGCGTCCTGCTGTCTCCAGATCAAGTAGTTCGTGACCTCGCTCAAGTCAGGCAGCACGAAGGCACGGCTGTCGAACTGGCGCTGCCCCCAAGCTATCGGCGCACCGCCGTTGAACGCGGCGGTAGCGATAGCGGCACTCAGACTGAGTACCTTGTTCAGCCGCTTCCCGCACCACGCCTCGGTGTTCGGCACCATGTCGTCGCGCGCCACGATGCTGATCTCGTCGGACTGGAAGTAGGCCAGCACCGCGCCCTGAATCTGCTTGCACAGGGCTACGGCTGCAAGGCACATCTGACCGTGGAAGATGTCATCGAACGGCTTTGCCAGCTTCAGGCCGTGGAAGGCTCGCCCGTCAACGCGGATCACCATAGGCATCCGGCGCGGCAGCGAGAAGTCGAAGCACGCTTCGTAAGCCTTGAAGCGGTCTCCAATGTCGTCGCCTTTCATTCTTTCCCCTCTGATCTACCGGGCGCCGCTTGTTCGTGGACAATCTGTTGGCAGCGGGTCAACGCCGCACGGCTCTCGTCATAGGCGTCCTGCAACGCAAACGCAGCAGCGAGAACGCGGGTAAACGGATCGGTTGTGTCGAGGCCCAGTTCCTTGACCACGGCCGTAAGACATTGAGCTTTGGTCCGTGGCGTGGCGCCTTCGCGCGGAGCTTCACTGGGGCGCTCAAGCCATTGTCCGATACCGGCCAGTAGATTCTCCGCCACGTTCCAGCGGTCCTTGCATCCGAGCTTGGATTGCGGGATGCGCAGCACTTCCTTGCCGTCCTCCTTGACGACGAAGCACCACTCGTCGAAGTGCGTTTCCTCGTAGCCAAAATAGAAGCTGAAGCGCCCACCGGATACTCCTGCGTAGTCGCTGGCGCTGTAAAAGTTGCTCATGTCTTGCTCCTAGTGGAAACACGGCGAACCTTGCGCTTCGATGTCTTGCGCCCAAGCTGGTTGCATCGAATAGGAACTATGTGCAGCCCGTAGATGGCCCTGCCGTCTGGCAGATGTACTCGCAGCCGCACGACGACCTGAGCGACCCAATTGCCTGCCGCATGGCGTTTGAGTGCGATGACCTTGGCGGTCTCAAGTTCCGGCTTCCACTTCTTCGGCTGCTCGATCTTAACCATGCTTCGCCCTGCTCTCCGTCCGGCGAAGGTACTCAACCAGTACGCTGCGAGGAATGCGGACCTTGACGTGGAGTTTGTTGTGGTCTGCGTCGGCATGAACTTCGATGCTTCCTTTGCTGGCATACCACCAAGCGCCA